GCTTATGACGTTTATCAATGCACCTGCACCGATCGGTGAGCAGGTTCGTGGTTCGGCTGAGCTTCTAAACGAGGCTTGATTTTTATTCGTGGTTAGTTCAATTGGTAGAACTACGGACTTTGAATCCGTGTGTTGGTGGTTCGAGCCCATCACCCCGAGCCAATTTTGGAGAATGATATGGAAGTGGAACGCAGCTATAAGCTTATGATTGGCCCAGCAGAATTGGCCACTCTGACAGAATGGATCAAAGATATGGATCCTCAGCCACACAAGATTACTCTTATCGGTGGTAGCACCGGTATTGGTTTCTGTCTTCGCGCAGAAATTGAAACATCCGAAGGCGAAGGTCTTTGGAAAGATATCACAGACTATGAGAACTGGTGAAACATGAAAGTCAAGATTGGACCATATCTAACCTGGTACGGACCGTATCAAATTACAGATTACATTTTCTTCTGGACTAAGCGGCATCAGAGTGACGATGAAGATATGCGTTGGGATTATCGTCTCAAGGATAAGTTTGGTGATTGGCTTGCTGATACTTGGTTCGGTACTTTTTGTAATTGGATTCACGAAAAGCGCAAGCGTACAATCAGCGTAAAGATTGCGCCATATGATACTTGGTCAATGGATCACACTCTCTCACTTATCATTCATCCTATGCTTGTACAGTTGAGAGATACCAAACACGGTGCTCCTTTCACCGATGACGAGGATGTGCCTGAACATCTGCGTTCAACTAATGCTCCTCCCAAGAAAGATGAATGGGATACCGACGATCTTTTCTTTGATCGGTGGAACTGGATCCTTGATGAAATGATCTGGGCTTTCTATCAGGAAGCAAACGATGATCCCGATGCACCGCCGTTTCCTGAACTTGGTAGAAGCATTGTCAAGAAGATGGATCAGGAAGTCTTTACCGACATGCTTGTTCCACCAGAAGACGAGCAAGGTAACTGCTTTACCGACATGCTTGTTCCACCAGAAGACGAGCAAGGTAACTGGGAAAAGTATCGTGCCGAAAATGATATCTTCGAAGAGCGTAAGCGAAACGCATTCAAGCTTTTCGGAAAATACTATCGCTCACTATGGGATTAAGCCATGTCAGATAGCAACTATTCAGTAGACACTTTGAAGAAAGCAGCCTTCGTAGACGAATTGAATAATGTGCTAATCTCAATGAGCGATAATGATCCACAGAAGCGATGGATCATTTCATATCTCAATGAACGAATAAAAGAGATCGACGCTAGATATAAGGATCGGTAATGTCATTCTATGATGATTGCGGCAATTCAAAACCACTTAGTATTATTGCTGGTCCTTGTGCATTCGAGTCTCAGAAACATGCTATCTTTATGGCAGAGTCGCTGCAATCAATCGTAGATAGTGTTGGTAAACGATTCGGGCAAGAAATCAACTTCATTTATAAGACGTCCTTCGATAAGGCTAATCGAACATCCGCTACTGCTTATAGAGGTGCAGGCTTCGACGAGGCTTTTTATGGAATAGACGCCGTCCGTGGTAGGGGCATTGAAGTCCTCACGGACGTACATGAAAACTGGCATTGCGATGCAGTGAATGCTGATGTTATTCAGATCCCCGCATTTCTTTGTCGGCAAACTGACCTTCTTGAATCGGCTGCACAAACGCATAAGCCAGTCAATGTGAAGAAGGGCCAGTTTATGGCACCCGAAGAAATGGGTAGCGTAGTCAAGAAGCTTGAGTATTTCGGCTGCAAGAAAATCATATTGACTGAGCGTGGTACCACGTTTGGCTATAAGAACCTTGTTGTCGATATGCGCTCGCTTGAGATTATGAAGTATTGGGGTTACCCAGTCTTCATGGATTGCACTCATGCTGTACAGCTACCAGGTGGTAATGGATCAAGTTCTGGTGGGCAGAGTGAGTTTGTACCGCTTATCGCTCGCGCAGCCACGGCTGTAGGTATTGCTGGTTTGTTTATGGAAGTCCACGAGAATCCAAATAATGCACCATGCGATGGACCGAACATGATTGCACTTGACAAGTTCGACGCATTGTTGTATAGTTTACTTGAGATTGATGATGTAGTGAAAAGAAGTGAAAGGTTAGACAATGGCAATTTGGAAGCTGGAAACTCGGTATAAGAAGAACATTCAGGAAACTGAATACTTCAATAAGGATGGGCAAGTTATTGAATACGAGACTTGGTGGCGTTGGGGTTATGCCAAGTTCGATGTTCCTGATGATGTAGATTTCAAGGATTATCTCAAAGCCGTTGAGGATATTGACCTTGATGATGATAATGGCATTGATATCTATTCGCTTGACTATGATTTGATGGATCATAGCTTTGATGATGGCGTCGCGTGTTCGTGGACTTTTCCTGATGACATGGACGAGGAAGAGCAAGAGCGTATCCAAGAGTTGTTTGATGAAGAGTGGCACGAAGGTATGGAAAACGATGGTTGGGAAGCTACCGATAGAGAAGTCGTATTTCATGGTCCATTTGATTTGACAAAGGAAGAAGAGGACGGCGCTACTCATGGCTAACGTGACAGGTAAGATTTGGGGTGACACCAGTGTTATTATTCAGAACGCATTGGTCGAGCTACATAAGATCAACGTAAAGGCAGGTTTTCGCTGCTCGGAGCACCTACATGAACATAAATGGAATGGATTCTACGTTGAATCAGGAGTACTGGAAATCCATGTACGAAAGAATAACTACGAGCTTACCGATGTTACTGTTCTCCGAGCAGGTGACTTTACTAGCGTTCGGCCTGGTGAATATCACTTCTTTGTTTGCACTGAAGCTTGCAGCGCACTAGAACTTTATTGGCCCGAACTCCTTAGCGAAGATATCAAGCGCAAGAACACTGGCGGTCCGATGGCTTCTAATATGCCACCGATCAAAAAGAATCCTGTCGCAGTACCAGTGCCGATTGATTTTGAGTATGATACTGGTCGTGTGATTCCTAAGTATGATAAAGCAGGCTATGCGACATTACCGCAGGGGCAAACAATTCATCCTGTAGGTATTGGACCAGTGATGTCGTCTATTATTTCTCCATCAGCGCAATTTGATTCGATGATGTTTGGTTCTGTGACGACAACCGTTGCTTCTAACTCTGGTCTAGCAGAATCATTGCGTAAACTAAATGCTAATGATTTACCTATTGTGCCTAAAGACCTTGGAACTTGTGTTTCAATTTGCAAACTTGGAGATGATGGAAGATGCACGGGATGTGGTCGTTCTTTGGAGGAGATAGAGATGGCGGGAGTAGCAGCAGGGAAAGTCAAGAAAAAGAAGGAATGATTGCAAGCATGAACGATACACCAGCGAGTATTATGACAAGCGAAACATTTGCTCGCATGGTAGAAGATCGTGTCTTCAATAAAAGTATGACATATATTGACGCTTGCTTGGATGTGTGTACCGCGTCCGGGCTTGAACCCGAGAGTGTGCCTCGTCTCATCGGACCAAAAATCAAAAAGCTTATTCAATCAGAGGCGCTAGGTTCTAATCTAATCAAACGCACTGGAGCAAAGCTTCCGATATGATACCTGCATATAATAGTGGTGGTCCCACTTCAATGTCGAACCTTCATAGATGGTTTCAGGATCTAAAACTTCCACACATCCATTTGTATCAAGATTTTGCTCTCGATGGATTTACAATCAATTCATCAGTAACTAACAGATCGAAAAAAATCACTCGCTACGAACTTGAGGATGCGAGAGATCCATACTTTGTTATCTTAGAGGCTATTAGTGACGTTATGGCAGTACCGTTAGACAAACTCCGTGAAATACTAAATCCAAAGGTCAATCAAATGCCGAATAGCCAAACTGCTTGGTCAGATGGTATCTACGATTATGCTGCTGATAGTACCATAATCGGTAGCACTCAATGGGTATCCGATAGCACCGTGGTAATAACAACAGGCGCTGGTGGTTCTGGTGGCATTGGTCATCCTGGTGCTGTAGGATCTAGTTTGCCTACGTTGGGTCAATGGATGGCAAATCCAAACGGCTCTATCACAAGGCAAGGGTTCGTTGATGATGTGCTTGGTATTGACTATAAGCACGAACAGATGGCGCGCAATGCATTGTTTACAGATGCAGAGCAGGCCGAGATTCGCAATATGAAGTATGTTCTAAAGAATAACTATCTCAAGTTTGTGCCAGAAAAACTCATGTACAATGAAAAGGTAGTTGTCGCTGGCGGTTGTTTTGCGTCGTTTCTTAGCAAGGAACTGCCACATGATATTGATGTTTTCATCCTTGATGATGCCAAGACAAAACAGTACGTCAAAGAATATGTTGATGCAAGGATCTTAGATAAACCTGGCATGTTCAAGATCGGTAGCACCGACTATATGAACAATGACAAGATTGAATTTACTGCGTTTGATATGAATCATAAGAACCAGTTCGTTACTACATCATACACCACACGCGCGGAACTCATTGCTCATTTTGATATGGTGCATTGCTGCATATCATATACACCGTACAATGATAAACTCTATATCACACGCGACGTATTTGATACGATTAAGAACACACAGATTCGATCTAATCAGTGCGGTATTATGGAACTAGTAGCACCGTGGCGCATTGAGAAGATGAAATCTCGAGGCTGGAGAATCAACTAATGGAAGGCATGACAGCATACCAACGCTATCAGGCTCTCAAGCTTCACTTCACATCCGACTATGACTTCATCAAATACTCTGGCAAAATCAAAAAGATATCCGAAGCGTCCTTTCTAAAGCGCAAGGACCAATATCTCTTTCGCAAGATTGAACGCAAATATAGCGATGACGAACTAACCAATTTCTTTGTCGCTAACTTTGTCTCGTCTGCCGGTGTACGATGGGTCGGTGATATGTCAGGACCCGAGTCAGAGAAAGTTTATGTTGCTTGGTTGAAGCGCATGGAAACTTTCTCGTACCAGCTCAAAGAAGAACTAAATAAAATCGTTGATGATGTGGATGATCCGAAGTCTTTATTGAAGACGACTGGTGAGCATCCACAACTAATCAAACTCTATATGGGCAATAAGGTCTCTGCGGAAACCGTAATTGCTTTTGATATTGCCTTCAATGTGCTTGATGCATGGAACAAGGTAATTGGCGATACCATCATATGGCCTGAGGTGTATCGCCAACTAAAAAAGTACAGGCCATTCGTGAGAGTTGATCCTGATAACATCAAAAAGATTATGCGTCAGGTGTTTTTGTCTTGACATTTGCACCAGAATAGTGTATAAATAACATGTTATTATGATTGAGTGAATAAAAAATCCATACAACACATACAACGGAGATACACATATGAATGAAGCATTTATGAACCTCAAGCGCAATCGCGAATCCTCACTTGAGCGTCTTACCAAAGAAATCAACAAGCTATCAACTAAGGAAACTGGTTCGTCTAAGGACGAGCGTTTCTGGCAACCTGAAGTAGACAAGATGGGTAATGGCTTTGCTGTTATTCGCTTTCTTCCTGCTCCTGCTGGTGAAGAAGTTCCGTGGGTCCGTGTTTGGAATCATGGCTTTCAGGGCCCAGGTGGTTGGTATATTGAGAACTCTTTGACTACCATCGGTCAGCAAGATCCTGTATCTGAGATGAACTCCAAGCTTTGGAATTCTGGCAACGATAAGGATAAGGAAATTGTCCGTCAGCGTAAGCGTCGTCTCAACTACATCTCAAACATTGTCGTACTCAAGGATCCTGCACATCCTGAGAATGAAGGCAAAGTCTTTCTTTTCAAGTACGGAAAGAAGATTTGGGATAAGATCAATGAGGTTATGAATCCTCAGTTTGAAGATGAGAAGCCTGTCAACCCATTTGAGTTGTGGGATGGCGCGAACTTCAAGCTAAAGATCCGCAAGGTCGAAGGCTATCGCAACTATGATAAGTCCGAGTTTGAAGGCAAGGCTCCTCTTGCTGATAATGATGAAGATATGGCTGCAATGTGGCAAGGTGCTAATTCGCTTCAGGCTTTTCTTGCGCCGTCTAACTTCAAGTCTTACGATGAGTTGAAGGCAAAGCTGGAGAAGGTTCTTGCTGAGCCGGCTGGTGCATCTTATCGCAATGAGGATGACATCCCTTTTGACCGTCCGACTGCCCGTTCAATGGCTGCACCAGCAGTAGGGAAGTCGGCACCTGCTCCAAAGGCTAAGGCTGTAGATGATGACGACCTGTCATTCTTCGAAAAGCTCGCTGAGGATGACGAGTAAGACACTAGGGGGAACCGGGTTCCCCCTTTTTTTTATTGATGATTTTCCATCTTCTGTTTACCAAAAAATCTATTCAAGAATGGATTAGTTGCTGAGAGAGGTATGTTTGGTGTGACATTAGTATCACCACCTGCGCTCTTATTCATCACATTATAATCATTCATATTTGTCTGTAAGATTTGACCTAACTTACCTTTATAACCAGCCGACTCGTCTCCCTCTGGTTCAATCTTAGTTGGTGCTGTTGCAGCAGGTTTTGCTGATGGTGTACCAAAACCTAAAGAATCTAAAGCTTTCATTATAGAGTCACCTAAACCAGGCGCGCCTGGTTGATCTGCTGGTGTTCCTTGCATTCCTCTAATAGTTTTACCCATAGCATCGTGACCAGTTTCTGGTTCAATCTTACCAGCATCTATATCAACACGTTTTTGTTCCAGTGGTTTGGTAGCAGCAGAATTAGCTCTATCTTTATCATCTATACCTTGCATGTTTAACATCGCATCACGCGCAGCATTAGAATCTACGGTGGATGTTATACCTTTTGCATGTGTTGCACCCATAGCATCTTCATCTTCTTTTTTATATTTTGCTTCCATCATATTGGATGCATTCTGCATATTTGCACCACGAACATCGGCTGCATTCATACCAGTTTCACCACTACCAAGATTACCCAGCTTCTCAGCGTCTAGTGCCTGCTGTAGAATATCTCCATTTTTGCCTTCATACCCAACATTTGGATCACTATGAAGACCACCACCTCGCCCTAACATGCGAGGATCAGTATGGTCGCCACCACCACGACCAATAGCGCCGGTTGTTTCACCTGTAGTGTGACCACCACCACGTCCGAACGTAGCCGGATTTGTCGCGTCTTGAATAGATTTAGCAGCGGCTTTCTTTGCTTCTACTGGTGCACCAGGTGCAGCCGCAATAGCTTTTAAACCAGCAAGTTCTTTTTGTCTCTGTTGATCCGCAGCAAAGAACATCGCAGTAGCACCAGAATCTCCGTTTCTTTCCATGTCCTGTTGTTGTTGAAACATAGCTTTAGATTTAGCGTGTGGATCAGGCGGTGCCATTATAGGTGCACCTGTAGTTGCAGCAGGCGCAGTTTCCGCAGGTCTTCTCATTGGTTGTGGTGCAGCCGCCGATTGTCTAGCAGCACCAAATGCACCGGTCTCACCACCTATTGACATATCTGTTGGCGCAGCTGGCGCTGCTGGAGTTGACGCAGCTGCCTTTGATGGATCGTTAGCATCGCTACCTGGTGTCTTATATAAATCTTCCGCACTAGCTTCGCGTGTACTAGACCCTGTCGTTCCAGCAGCACTAGTAGAAGCAGCGGCAGGACCCGCACCACCTTCAGGTGCACCAGATCCACTTTTTGCTTTCGAACCAGCAGCCTCAGCAAATGCACCAGTTTCACCAGACATTGACATATCGGTTAATTGTGCTCCCTGTGGTGCACCTATTGGTGGTTGAGCTTTATTATATGATGCCATTGCGCCATCAATTTCAGATTGATCTGGTTTTTCATTTTTAAATTGCTTCCATAATTTATACAATTCAATAGCATCACCGATTGATAATGCAAGACCAATCGCAACGCCAATCCACCCAATACCCGTAGCAGCAAGAATTGCCATTGTTGCTAACTTTTTACCGATTTTACCGAGTAATAGTGGCGCAGCAATTTTTAAAAATGAAATGAATGCGTCCCATGTGGAATCGCCACTCGAAGGAATAGCGTCCGCTGCCGCAGCTGGTGCCGCAGCACCTAATGCAGCACCACTGATAGTAGCACCAGCACCACCGGTAAGCGATGGTGCTATAGCAGCTAGACTTCTGGTAAACTCTGTACGAGACGCAGCCAGTTCTTTATTCAATGTTCTAAAACGGTCTGTCATATCTCTGTCAACCTTAGCAACAGTCTTTAGAACGCTTGCGATGCTTTTCATAATCTCGTTGGATACTTTTTGCAATTGCGTTAGTTGAATATTCAAACGCGACATAGAGTCCGCAAGGTCTCCCATTGAACTCTTGTTAGTCAATAGCGACGATGATGCTTTCTGCATATTACTATCAGCAGACTTGGTACTAAATGTTATTGCTGGTCTTTCAAATGGTGTACCAGTTACGAGTTTTGAAATAGCCATTAAAATAACCTTCTAAGAGCAGAACCAATTTGTGCGCCAATCATAAATGGTGACAGCATTGCTTCTGGGCGATATGTTGGTCCTGCCATCTGTTGAAATATATTAGTTCTAATATCATTTGTGACGGTTCTATTGATAATGTTTGTATCAACTGGTGGACACGCACACGCACGATTCACAGCATAATCTTGTGATGCCGCACCAAATCCTCCACCTGCACCACCACCAGGCGCACCTGCGGGACCACCAGGGACTGAAGATGTACCAGAACGATCTATGGAAGCAGAACCACCTTCACCAGCACCCATAGAAAAGTGCATAGCATCTTTTGATGAACGCCAGTTGCCACCCCAACCTAACCCATACTTGGCAGCTATCGCACCAACATTAGGTGGCATATCTGTTTGTAATCTACCATCTTTCAAATGCGGATTAGCTGATGGATTAATGTCAATCGCGGCACCTAACGAATGATAACTCTTCGTATTTGTTCCTGCAATATTACGATTAGCATATCCACCAATACTCTTAATCTTGTATCCACTTTTTTCTAGCTCATCAACAAACCCTTTGAAATTGCTTGCATACTGAGCGGCAACTGTATATTCTATACCACCTGGAGTTTTTAGCTTAACCATTCCAGGAATAGTAGACGCACCATTTCCTAAACTCGCAAGTGAAGTCTGCACTTGTTGCTGAGATGGTGCACCTGTTGTATCTAATGGCCGAACAGTACCAACCTGCTGAATAGGTGCAACACTAAATTTCTGATTAAATGCTGCTACTTTTCCTTCTAGCTCTTTTTTCTTTGCCTCATTAGCTTCACCGAGTCTAGCACCAGGACCTTTTCTTGCTGCAAGATCGTTTATGTTTTTTAACATCGTTACATTGGCTTGATGCGTTGCAGCCTCTTCTGGTGTTGCAGAAGGCCTACGTTCTGGTGCACCTGTAGTCGCGGCTGCTGGTGTTGATGCGGTAGTTGGACCACCAGATGGTGCAGCTGGTGTTGTTTGTTGAGCAGCAGCAGTTTGAGTGCCATTTTTAGGAACTTTAGGGTCGATGCCCATACCACGAATTGTATTGGATGTGCTTGTTACATACGACATCCAATCATTATTATAACCTTGTGCATATCTAGGCGTTTTTCCATAATTTTGAAGCATCATCAATGCTTCTTCAGCAGTCTTTGCATCTGCATATTTTGGTGCCCATTTTTTAACACGAAATGCAACAGCTTCATCAATAGATTCAAAACTTCTAAAAAATTTACTACCGCCACCAGGGTCTCTTGGCGTAGCTATTCTTACCCCCGGTTCTCTACCCTCTACTCCGGTTTGACCAAACGGGTTATTTTTACCCGTCATATGTTTACCCCAACCAGATTCAATAGCCCATTGTGCAGCTACAACTTCTGGAAATGGATCTCCAGCTTTTTTAGCAGATTCCATAATTTGATTAAAACCAGCTTTACCCGTTGGTCTATCCCCTGCTTCTCCCGCACTAGCACCAGAAGAACCTAAAGGAACCGGTGCTGCTTGTGGCCCTGACCCACCACCAGGTGCACCGCTTGGACTCGTTGCAATCAAAGCAGCGCCGCCAGCAATTGCTGCGCCTGCTACCGCAAGACCTATACCTACTCTCGTATTTTTAGCAGATCGAGATTGCTGCATTCTCTGCGCTCGCGCAAGAACTGCGGTGCTTCGCGAAGCTTTGAGTGATTTACGCCCAGCACCTTTACGCCCTGGTTTAGGCGCTACAGAACCACCAGCTTGTGTTGGTGCTTTTGCACCAGTTAGCGTCTCAATGACTTTATCTTGAAACTCTTGGTTATTTTGAATCATGGTACGGATGACAGTTTCATTTTGCTCTGTCATCTTTTGAACAACGCCACTCATCTGTTCAAATAGTTTTGGATATGACTCCATTATCTTCTGATTGGTGGTAATCAGATTGGTAGCGATAGATACGTTTCGATTGAATTGCTTGATGACCTTACTAGGTACACCTGTTGCTTTAGTTGCGGCCTTTATGCCTGGTGCTTTTGGCATTGCAGCAGCAATTGCTTCACGTTTTTCTTGCGGTGGAAAATATGCAGCAATCTTATCTGGCGCTGGTTTGCCTTGATCGTCAAGGATAGAACCATCTGGTGCATAGTAGTATTTGGTATTCTTTAATACGCCAGCAATTTGAGCGTTATTCTTCTTTCGCTTTTTAGGTGCTGCTATCACAACAGCAGCTTCTTCAACTGGAGCAGGCGCAGCAAACATCGCGGAAATTCGCGCAGACGCGGGAATGCCGTTCTCGTCCACAACCGTACCATCACTCTTGTAATAGTAATCGGTGTTTCCTAAACTGCCTGCTACTGGTCCTGGCTTTTTAGCCATTTGTTATCCTCGTTCGCGTTCTTCTTTTAGTTTCTCAAGGTATTCTAGTAGCATCTTAACGTAAATATCCCTCTCCCAGGGTATCATTCCTTCAATGTCACTCAGAGAATATTTGTGGTGTTGCATAAGCGAAAAATTGGTTTGATAGTAGTTTGCTAATGTGTTATGAGAGAGGACCATTAAAAAAAATCAGACAGGCCCTCCAACGTCACGGTATCTTCTTGCCCACAGCCACGGCACTTATAACTAAACGAATGCTTTAGCTTTGGAATCGTTTGAATGAACTGCATTACCTTAGCAAACTGGACGCTATTGAGGCCTTCAATAAACTGAATTGAATCAGCCAAATTATCCGGTTCGTAAACTTCTTCCGAGTCATATACCGACATAATACATTTAGCCAGCATCTCAATTTCATCGTCGCCTTGTGTAATTTGTTTAATATCACTGATGGTAGGATATCTCATTTCCATACCAAGAACACCATCAAGATCAATTCTGCTTGAGTGGCTATCACTTTTTTGGACCTTCACTTCTTCAAGATTGATATCAACTGGTGTAACAGCTTCACATGCAATGCCAGCGTAATTTACACCGCCAGTGTGGCGATATTCCATCTTGACAATTTCACCAATCGACTTCGCTCTAATATTGAGAAAGATATATTCAAGGTCAAAATATGGTAGCTTATCCACATTGATATCGCTCGTCACACAGGCTGCGATAACATCTTTCACAGCGTCAATCATAGAATTTTGGTCTTCAGCAGATGCAGCCATAAGCAACATCTTTTCCTCTTTCACAACAAACGGTCTAAAATTAATTCTCTGCCCATTTGATGGTAGTTCTAATCCAAATTTTGGTGTAGCCAATTTTGGTAGTGCCATAATTTACCTCACTTATGATATTAAAAAAATCCATATGCAGAACGCGCATCTTGATTGAATGCATTATTATTTTTAAATGATCTATTAGCTTCAATAGATGTGCGATATCTCATTTCAACTTGAAGCTTTGCATATCCTTCATCACCCCATGACATAGCAATATCATTTACAGTGCTTGGGTAAGCTTCTAGAAATCTAATTTGATTTTGAATGACAGCGTCCGGTTGATCTTGCATTGTAAGCGCAGGATTACCTAATCCAGTCCCAGGTGTTTGATTGAGTGCTGGGCTACCTGCTACCCTAGGGCTCTGTGTTGGAAATTGTTGAGGTGTTGGTTGTGAATATTGCCAAATTTCAAATTCTCCAATACCATCATCATAATATTTTGAATCAAACATACCTGGTACAATAGCTGTATTATAATTGGTACGATTATGCCCAACAAAATAATCTTGCCACTTCATAAATGCTTCGCGCTCGCGCATGTCACGCGAGAGAATAACTGTGAAAGTAACTGGTTGGTGTGTAAAACGATATGGCATTGCGCGAACAGGACCATGATACTGTTGATCCAGAGTTGTCAATGTACGCCCCGGTAAATTAACTGCTTCGATACGAAAGCGCATACCTTGATCTAAACCAGGTAAACCGCGTCCACCTGGACCTCGTGTTATAACAGCTTCAAAGTGTGAAGGTGCTGCGATACCTGTTCTAGATATTTCCGAGTTGAAATCTGCTATATTGAATGGCATGGTTAAATCCTATTGCGACTGTCTTTGTAGACAACATTTTTACTTGCTCCGACAAATCTATCAAGCGGAAGAAACAAAGCCATATCCCACTCTGTAGGTTCAATATAGAAAAATTTAGATTGCACATGCGAGATCAAGTAACGCTTGACACATGGCTTAAAGAAACGATAGCGCGATGCTTGGCTAAGGATGTCATAAGATATCTTTAGCTTTGTCTTATCGTCAAATGTTTTTGAAGATGCTACATTGTACAGCGCATCCATCAGTTTAGCTCGCAGAACCGGTGGTAGATAGTGAAGATTCAAACCAAGAAACGAACCACCAGATGATGCAGTACCACCAGTCTTGCCACCAGTGCCAATAGGAATCACAAGTGGATACCTATCATAATACGGTAGTTTGTTTTTAGTCTTTGGATCGTAGCGGAACAGATACATGCGACCGATCAAAGGTATGTTTGTTAATCTGTTTGCTTGACTGCGAAGCATCAAAGCTGGATTGGCATTGACAGCCTGTGCTTGCTTACGGAACCATGCACGAGAGTCGCGCTTAACGCCAGCACTCTCAGCTTTATGGATCAAACTATCGAAGATGTATGCGACCATTAAAGACCGAGTTCCTTTTCTGTAAGCACTACGAATTGCCAGTTGCGGTCAGCACAATATTCCTTTGCAGCTTCCCATTTGCTACTATTTATGCCCCAAGTCATCACTTCTTTCAAGTATTTCTTACTTGGCTTTGATGCGCTTTTCTTGATAGTAGGCGGCACAGATTGAGCTTTTGGTTTTACCTCTAGCATCTTCACGCTAACTTTTCCATCTCTATCGCGCATCTTCACAACAAAGTCTGGAAAGTATCGGTGCCATTTGCCATCTATTGGAGACTTGTATGGAATCGCAAGCTCTTCTGATGCCCACTGAATAATATTAGGATTACTATCAAGATAACCCATCACGCGCAATTCCCACGATGATCGGTAAACAATCTTAGTAGGATCACCTTTATATTTCTGAGGGTTCTTTGGCGTAAAACGCCCACTGTAAGCTTTCATGCACTCTATGTATTGCGTATAAATAGACTCAGTTAGGAGATAACAAAATATGCCACCAGACGATAACGCATCAGGAGTTGCTATAGCAAGAGCGCAAGCAGGTGCACCACCGGTTCAAGCAGCCGCCCGCGCACCTGGGCTTACTTCTATAAATCAATCAATGCTTGGTAGCACTGGTGGTGATCCTTTTAAAGGCGACATCAACACGTTTCCTAGAGACCTAACCATGAATAATAATTGGGTCGAGTTTGTTGCTAAGCCTACAAAAGGTGCAGCCGAAGATTTTATCGGTGGTTTTCTTGGTGGCATATCATCTGTCGTTGGAACTGGTGGAACAATTCGTCTTCCATTACCAGCTAACCTTTCAACCGATTACAACCCATCATATACCACACCAGATTTGAGTTTAGGCGTAGGCTCAGCACTCAAAGCTTTTGACCGTGGAATTTATAACAACCAAGATATCCCAGGGCAAGCAGCAACTGGTGCATCATTAGCTGGAGCAGGAATATCAGCTGGTGCAGCACTAGCTGCAAAAACTGGTGCAGGAGCTGGATTAACTGCTGCTGGTGCAGCATTAGGTGTAGGCGGGAATGAACTAGCCGCTGCACTCAAAGTTTTTGGTGGCGTCGCACAAAATCCACACAAGATCGTACTATTTACTGGCGTTGATTTTCGTGACCATACGTTTAGTTGGAAACTATCTCCACGCAATCGAGAAGAGTCGGATAGTATTCGCCGAATAATTGAAATGTTTGTTTACTACTCGCACCCTGAATTTGTTGCTGGTGGTTTATTCTTCAAGTATCCAGAATTTTTTGAAATTAAATTTGCCAGAGACTCGTACCTGTTTAGATTGAGACCATCCGTATGCACAGACATTAAGGTTGATTACCATTCGCAAGGCTATGCTGCGTATATCCGCGATGCTGATGGTAGTGGTGAACCTGCACCAGCTGAAGTTTCGTTATCATTGACATTTAAAGAGACTGAAGTTATTTCTAAGCAATACTTAAATCCGTCACCAGTGGCTCCAGCGGCTGTAAGAGAACCGCCATATGTAAATCCGCAGCCAAGAGGCACAATGGCTCGTCCAGATGCTGGTGGTAATGCTGTTGACCGCGCACAACCACCAGTGCCTTTAGATCAACAACCTCGTATACGAGTTCCAACTACAGGCAGTAATCCAGTTTTGCCAAACTTTTAATAATAGAAAGTAGCAATGTTTTATTTCACACCATTTCCTACTGTTCAATATAAGATACCAAATAGCACGAAGTCGATCCTTGTTACTGATTTGACTCGCCGTTTTGCTTTGTCAAATTTCTTGAAAAATTCAAATGTTGCTTTTGATACCTATCATGTGAAAGATGGTGAGCGCCCGGATTCTGTTGCATATGATTATTATGGCGATGTAACTATGGATTGGCTTGTGTTATTGACAAACGAAATTCAAGATCCGTATTTTCAGTGGGTACTATCATATGAAGAAATGAACGCATATTTGATTGACAAATACGGCTCAGTTGAATATACACAGATAACAGATCATCACTACGAAAAAATTATTCAGCAAGCATATCTTCAAAATGATTACGGCACACAAAGAATTGTTCCAGAAAAAACTGTTGTTGTCGATAAGACAACCTATTTGTCATTGACAGCAACCGAACGCAAAGTAAAAACAATCTACGACCACGAGTCGGAATTAAATGAAGAACGCAGAAAAATTTATCTAATGGATTTGAATTACCTTCTCATCATTAAAGATCAACACCCAAATATTTTTGATGGAGTCACTGTACGATGACAGATCAATCTACGGGTGCTGGGCTACTTACAACATGCACAATCAATGGCACTGATGTTCGCGCTATTGTAAATCAGGTTGATTATTTTGAAAGTATCTATACCACAAGCACATCTTGCAATATCGTCGTCAACGATGCCAGTGGGTTTAGCCAAAACGCAAGCTTGAAAAATGGCGAAGACGTTGAGATTGCGTTTGGTGGGCGTTCGGGATCACAAATCAAAATGAAGTTTGAGGTGTCGATTGTTGGTGATCGTATGCGCGTGAAAGATAATCAGGACATGTACACACTCACGGCCGTATCGTCTGAGATGGCTTCGGATAATACAAAATCAATTGACAAGCCATACAAAGATATGAAGCTATCGGATATGGTCAAGCAGGTTCATGAAATATACACCAAAGATTCTAAGACAATTAAGAAAGACCTGATTACCAACGAGGAAAGCGAAGGCAAACAAAACTACGTTGGTACTGGACGCAACCCAACAACCGTATTCCGTTGGGCTGGCAAAGAGGCTAAATCGTCTAAAGCTAAAGCGTCAAATTATGTTTACTACCAAGACAGAGACGGATATCATTTCAAAACAATAGCATCAATGCTCGAAGGTTCTGAATCTATGACATTCTCATACGCTATGCAGAATACTGGTTCTGGTGGTGATGCAGCAAAACGCATTATTTCATTCGAACAGAAACAAGATTTTAATGGGCTAGACGCAAGTGATAGTGGTGCAGAATCTCATCATCAATACATCTACGACCCATTGACAGGAAAAATAGATTCGGTTGCTAATGGTCAGAGAGATGGACAAGATTCAAAAACACTCAATGGAAAACCTATTATTGCAAAAGATGAGACAAAAGGAGCAACACCTGGCTACAGAGGCAAAAGAGTTGATGTTGCTATTGCTCACGGTGGTGTAGGTAAAGGTGAAGGAACTGCCAGTAAATTTATTCAAGCTCGTTCCCCAAAAGACGTAGAAAATAAGAGAACTATAGGCGAGCATGGAGCACAAGCTACAATTGCTAATCAGCTTGAAAATCTTGTGATGAATGTCCTTGTCCCTGGTGATACCTCTATCAAACCCGGAATCAAAGTTAAATTGCAGGTACCAGCAAGCCAAGAAGGCAACGAATTAGACAACCGCTCTGGTGTGTTTCTCGTAACAAGTGTCCGCCACATCATATATAAAGATGACAAGGATATCAAATACAATTGTGTTTTGGAATGCAAATCCGATTCGCATAGTAAATAAGGAAACTTAGTCGTGGCAGAACCCGGTAGTACATTTGGTAAAAATTTAACATGGTGGGTAGGCACCGTTGAAGATCGTGGTACTGGGCAGTTCTCTGGTAAAAAAGATGAACTAAAGCTTGGGCGTTTGAAGGTAAGAATTCATGGGCACCACACAGAAGACAAAAGCGTTTTACCAACTAAAGAATTGCCATGGTGTGACGTTGCAACACCGATGACATCCGCATCTATCAGTGGCGTTGGGCGCTCACCAACTGGTATCACTGAAGGATCAAAGGTATATGGATTTTTTTATGATGGTGAAGGAGCACAGTTTCCAGTGGCAGTTGGTTCATTCCCGCATATTCAACAAAAAGGCGGTTCAGGTAAAAAGTCACCAGGTTCAGGTAAGTCATAATGGCAATATCACAATCACCATATGCAGATTACTTTATCAAAGTAAATTCTCTATCAACGACAAATCCAACACCGATCCTTACTGGTACGGTAAAATTTGACCGTATACAAAATCAAACGATAGAGATAACTGTCAACTATATTACATACAAGTTATTTCAAGGTAATCTTGGAATTGATGAGACTGTTACACCTAACGTATGGAAGCTTCACTTCTCTGCACCTTTATATCCAGGGAATTATGACGTAGAAGCTAGAGTGATTGACGTTACCAATAATATCATCGTTGTTTCTGATAACGTATACGGCGAACTAACCATTACACGCCCACAACCAGCATCACTTCAAGCTAGGTCTCAAAATCTAACGATTCCACAAAAAGTCATGCTTGTTGCTGGTCTATTAGATGCTGTATCTAAACTGCCAGGTTCTGGTGGCAATTCTGGTGTTGGTGGTAACCCATCAGTTCATCCTGTTGTGGATGATGACTGTACAACATCATTTCCTGGGCGCGCTGACCAAGAACGCGAGGAAGATCCTAGAGTCAAAGATAAAGACACAAGACAAAAACCAAATAAAATTCCTAAGCCACCTAAATCACACCCGTTTCCTGTTGTTGGTTCTGGTGGTGGTCCACTAGGTGCGCTTGGTGGTTTATTAGGTGCAGCATTAGGCGGTAAAGCTGGTGGGCTACTAGGTGCTGTTGGTGGTGCATTAGCAGGAAGCGCATTGGGTGGTGTTATTTCTGGTTTAGGTGGAAGTATACCAAGCTCATTAGGCGACCTTGCTAAGATGGCTACTGGTGGAACTGTTTTACCTAGTATGGAATCTGCCGCTGGTGATTTAGAAAAAGTTGCTGGTGAACAAGCTTCGGCGGCTGCCAGAGAAATTCCATTGCCACCAATTAAACCCGCTGATATAGCAGGCAGACAAACAGAAGCTGGCACAGTAATGTCATCATCGGTAGGATAAGGGGAGTATATTATGGCATTTCAAGATCCAAATGCAGCAGCATTAGCAGCAGGGGCACAACCTGGACAAACTGCTACTGTGACAGATGGCGGTGTTGCTGGTACACCATTTGAAGTAAAAGCACCAGAATCATCGCCTACAAGTTCACCTGCACCTGCGGGTGGTGGATCAACGGCCGACGAAGCACCGCCTGGTGGTAAGAGTGCAAAGTATCTAGGTAATCACGTTACTACTACAGAATCCGGTCATAAGATTGAAATTGATAATTCCCCTGGAGATCGTCGCTTACACATTTATCATGCATCGGGTACGTTCATCGAAATCAAAGACGATGGTATGCGTATCAGCAAAATTGTCGCAAAGGATCAAGAGTATGTGACTGGTGATAAAGATCAAGTTATTCATGGGAACTTTTTTGTTCATGTTGATGGCGACTATACGATGAAGGTTGAAAAGAAGTTCAAGCTTGAAGTTGGTGATTTTGAACTTATCAGTCATAAAGATATGAATTTTAAATCAGATGGCAATACGTTACAAGAGCATGGTGGCGATCAGCGCGTACAAGTTAATGGATTTGCTTCTCATCGTGCATCAAAAGATAGGGACTCTATTACAGGTGGCAATAGCTCAACCCACACATTAGGAAACCATTTCTCAACAACCGTTGGTAATTTTACGAACACCGTTAATGGCGACAAATATGAAACGGTTGGCGGTATATTTTATCTTCATGGTAATAAAGATGCGTCGATTAGTTCAGGAAAAGATTTAGCATTGGGTGCTGTAGGTTCTGTTGGTATCAATGCCGAAACAGGTCAGTTTACAGCAAAATCTATAACAGGGTGCCAGATAGATGACCAAAACTTTATTCAGCTTTTCTCATATGGAGCTGGACCAGCATATTTAGGAAACTTTGGTGCTGGTGCAGCGGGTGTGCGAGCCAATGGTGGAGGCAATGCTGGTGTCGTTTCATCAAGTGCCAAAGCTATTCTATCAGGTGGAACCAACAATATCGTTAAGTCCGGAACGAGTACCATAATTGAAAGCGGTACCGCGGATACCGTTCCAACAAATACAGGAACATGGATTGGCGTAGGCGTAGTCAGTTCTATTACAACAGGATCTTAAACTAAAATGGCAGATCAACTCCAATTAGACTACCAGCTAAGAGCCGTTTTAGGGCAGACGATAAATCTTGTTGCCGGCACTGAATATGTGATATATGGCACACCGCACAAGTATATGGGTACTGATCTAATTCATCAACAAGCTACAAGATTGATGAACGACCATCCAGATTTATTCAATGCGTCTGTTGCGCTTGGTATGATGCGCGATCCTCTTGGGTATAGACCTCCACCATTTCAATTATCACCTAATGTTGTCGCTGGTCTAGCGGCTGCGTCAGCCGTTGGTAAGCTTGCGGATCTAGCAGGAATGGGAAAAGCAATAAGCGATCTTGCTCCTGGTCTTAGTTCTGCGATGGAAGGTTTGACAGGGCAAATGGGTTCCTTGATGAAGTCTTTACCGTTTACCAAACTTGGTGCGATTGGTTTGACATTGCCTGGAAACATTCTCGCAACTAAAGCTATATTGACAGCCGCAATTGAAGGACCATTTTCAGCGATAGCAATGGCCATGAAAGGTAGTCTACTAGCCGATGTTGTCAAAGCTGCCGAATCTGCTGCTGGTGCGCTTGGTGCCGCTGTAAACCTTGCAAGTCAAGTCGGTGGTTTGGCTAAAGCTATGAGTTCTGGAAATCCTGTTGCTATGGCAGGTGTGGCTGCTGGGATTGCATCTCAATTCCCTATGATTAATCCAAATGCAATTGCTGGACAAATGATTTCTGGTGCTTTGTCTGGTGCTGGTTTTGATATCGCATCAAAGATCCCAAACATGAGCATGGTAGGCGGAATTATGAACATGCTTCATATACCAGGCAAGCTTCCTACAAAGGATGCACCTAAGCCTATCAAAACTGCTGCACCACCAAAGCCATTAAAACCAGTCGAGTTAAAGAACCTATTTGCTGAAGGCGCAGCCGCTGGTAGTATTTCAGATTTAACTAAACCATTATCACAACTCATGGGTATTGCTGCAACGGTTGCGGGTGCTGTTGGTGTCGCAAGCATGGTCGCGCATAGCGCGTCAGCCACATCATCTGGTCGTCAAAAACTAACAGGGAATGCAAATACTGTAAACTGGGGATCTAATGGGTATACACGCGATCCATACGTGGATGCTATTACTGCTCGTCGTATGGCTTTATCATCATCAATTGAAAAACACACCAAAGAACTAAACGTGATGACAGCTGACCCATATAATATTCTTTATTCATTGCCTTATTCAGAATTGGTGCGCCGTTATCCTCAAATTAGACCAAATACTCCTGTTGCTCAAGCCTTGCAATTTATTAAAACAGCGCAAACAGTTGCATTGTTGGCTGGTATTACCGTTGATATCGTTTCAAGTATTGGATCTTACAATTTTGAGTCTGGAGGTGTTATAGATAGTGGTGCGGCTAAATCTAGCACCAGCACGACACCAGCATTACTTGATGATGCGTATGGATCTTTGAGAGAACCAACGCTACAAGATCGTACAAATCCAGCCACATTCCGTGGTGCACAAGTACCCAACCCACAAGAACCATACGATTCTAGCGCGTCTGCATACAAATATCTTGACGGTGAATTTGGCAACGAATCAAACTATGCATCAATAAACAAAACTATTGATAGAGGATCTGATCCATATCAGTTAGGTGATGGGTTTAATGACCCACAAGCTTGGGTTCAGACGGTAGAAGATAAGATTACAGAAGAAGTTGTATCTGGTCCAAATCTACCAGATCCTAATCAAGGTTATGATTATGGGAAACAAGGTGACAATAGTGTAGGTGAAGCTTATCCTAATTATAGCGAATGATAGTATCTGACCGGTTACAACATCCTTATTATACCTTAAAAATAACTAAATGTCAAGAGTTTTTTCGTAATAAATAACAGATAAAGGAAAAAACTTAATGGTCAAAAAGTTACCACCATCGCTTACCAAAACGTCTTATAGGGACTTTGATCTGTCCTTTAAGAAGCATCCTGTCACGGGAAAATTGTTGGTAAAGAAAGACGATGATGCTGTTAAACAGGCCGTTAAGAATTTGGTTTTAACAAACAAATACGAGAGACCGTTTAGCCCAGAATTTGGGGGCGACGTTAGATCGAAACTTTTTGAGAACTTTTCGCCATTTATTCAATCCGATATGGAAACGCGAATCAACACCACGCTCAAAAATTATGAGCCTCGTGTTAAAATTATGAACGATCTTGGTATTGATACCGTAACCGTAATTCCTTACCCTGACTATAATGGTTTAAATGTTACCGTTAGATTCAAAGTAATTGCTTCATTGAGCGACGTTTCGCTAGACATTAATCTTAACAGGATCCACTAATGGCTGCTAATACCGATCTCATCGTAACAGGGTTAGATTTTACCGCTATTCGCGCAAATCTACGCAATTTTCTTGCAGCTAAGCCAGAATTTACCGATTATGACTTCCAAGACTCAGCAATGGGCACACTATTGGATTTGCTTGCATATAATACCTACTATCAAGCTTTTTATGCCAACATGGCTACCGCTGAGGGTTTTCTTGATAGCGCACAGATTTACGATAGTGTTGTTTCTCGTGCCAAAGCAATTGGATATCTGCCATCATCCGCACGTGGCGCGACTGCAAATCTTCAGATCATATTTACGGCTAGTGTGGCTACACCTACATTCCGTTCCATTTTGATACCAAAAAACACTCGATTTACCACAACAATCAACGGCACAGCATATATTTTTGTAACACCACAAACATATACGGTCACTGCAAATTCAACAAGTGGGTTTGCCAGTTATATAAACATTACAGAAGGCGAACCGCTTACCCATAGATATCTATTCAATCGAGCATCAAACACATCATTCGTATTACCGAATGAAAATGTAGATACATCAAGTATTACCGTATCGGTAACTACAGCTGGGAATACGCAAACATACGTTCGCGCAGATGATATTTTGACTGTTAATTCTAGCTCAAAAGTTTATTTTATTGAAGCTGACAAGGGATACAAATACAAAGTTTCATTTGGAGATGGTGTGTTTGGTACATACCCAATAAACTCAAGCGTCGTTAATATTTCGTATCGCGTATGCAATGGCGAAATGACTAATGGCGCCAACGATTTTAGATTGGTTGGATCTACAATTGACGGACAAGCCAGTGTTTACATAGCCTCAGTTGGACGTGCTTCCGGAGGCGCTGAAGTTGAAGGTATTGAGTCGGTTCGACTCAATGCTCCTCTCTCATACGAAACACAAAATCGAGCTGTAATTAATAACGATTACGAGCGTATTATTTTACGCGACAATCCAGATATTCAAGCGATTAGTACCTGGGGTGGTGAGGATAATTATCCGCCTATCTACGGTAAAGTTTTTGTGTGTGCTAAACCAAAAATAGGTAATATTTTTTCATCAAGCCGTAAAAATACCATCAAGATCAATCTAAAAAAATATAACGTACAGTCTATCGACGTTGAAATGGTTGACCCTACTTATTTGTATATCATACCTAGCGTCATTGTTCGTGCTGATTTCCGAAACACAACATTGACACCAGGTGAAATTGCATCGCGTGTTGCAAGTAAAATTATCTCATATGAGACAACTGGTTTAAATTTATTTGGTAAACGCTTTCGCTTTTCTAAATTTTTAGAAACTATAGACGCAGCTGACGATTCAATAATGACTTCGGACGCTAATATTCAAACAAAAAAAATGTTCATCCCGTCTTTGACTACGCCAAGCACATATACGCTGCGTTTCAATCATTCAATTCAAGGGCTAGGTGGGTATATTTCTAACATACCAGATAATATCAGTTTGGGTACAGTTACTTCATCTAAATTTACATATCAGGGGTATGAAAATTGCTACTTTGATGACAATGGGTATGGAACTCTTCAAATCTATTATCCAAATCGCACTGATAATAGCGCAGAAATTCTTTCTCGTAATTATCTATCAGTTAACGCCGGAACAGTCGATTATGAAAATGGCATAGTAACGATTACATCTTTCTTACCCCAATCATATGATGGGTCAACTATGTCTATAGTGTGTTCGCCAACAACAACAAATATTGTACCAATTCGAAATCAAATCTTACTTATGGCACAATCAAAAATTCAAGTTATTGATGATCTTTCTGGTGTTGTGGTAGCATCCGTCACAAGCGTGGAAACTATTGGGCAAACACAAACATCGGTAATCCCAGGCGGAAGGTTAAATAACTTCTAATGGCAACATATGCAGTAGGTATTGTAGAATTTATAGCCGTTACAGCAGACCAAGTTCTTCAATGGGGTGCTGGTGCTGCTGCCACAGCGAATGTGGCCGTTTCGGAAATTGTTGGTGGCCCTGTTTGGTCGCTTTCGATTACTGAATCCGCTCGCGCAAACAATACCACATTTATGAGATATACTGGTGCCGCGGCTATGGCCGAAAGTGTATCTATTACCGATACCCCTGCTTCTATATCAAATATTGTTGAAACTATAACCGCGTCTACAACTCAAAGAGCAAATGTAGTATTTGCGGCTAGTATTACCTCACCAGTATCTGCAACCGATGCGTTTATTCGCGTTACACCAGTTTCTATCGTAGAATCCGTAACACTTAGAGATCAACCATTTTACGAAAAGCATGTTGTATCTGGTGCTGAGGAAATTTATCGTAAGATATCACCAAAAATTGAAATGCAATTCCCAGGATTCATTCGTGAAGAAGGACCTCAGTTTGTCGCATTTCTCAAAGGATATCACCAGTTTGCTGAACAGACTGGTATGCCTATTGATGCCATTCGTGGGTTACCAGATAATCAAGACATTGATCGTTCATTAGATATGTTTGTTGAATATTTTAGACGCGAATTTATGCCAAACATACCAAAATATGTTGCGGCCGATCAGCGTTTGATGACAAAGTATATTAGAGAATTTTACAGAAGTCGTGGTTCAGACGATTCTTTTAGAGCTATCTTCCGTGCTATGTTCAACAAAGAAATTGATCTGTACTATCCTGGTCAAGATGTTCTTCGTGCGTCTGATGGGCGTTGGGTAAAAGAAACCATCATTCGTGTTGGTACACCATATAACACTATACCAACAAGCATGGCTGGTAACATCATTACCGGGCTAACGTCTGGCGCGACCGCGCGTGTAGAAAATACACAGACACTAGAAGCATCAGGCATCTTGGTATATGATTTAACAATTCAAGGCGTTGTTGGAACATTTTCTGACGGTGAAATCGTACAAGATGAATATGGTAACCGTGCTACAATCAATAACCAGCTAGGTGCTTTGACTGGTATTGATGTTTTACAAGGCGGCGCATTTCACTCGGCTGGTGGATCGTATCACAAAAAAGGTGACGTGGTTGAAATAACCGGCGCTTCTTCTTCCGAACCAGCGTACGGAATCGTGACCGAAGTTAGCAATAAAAGCGCAGTGCAAGTTACGTTACTTAATGGTGGGGCTGGGTACACAAAAGATCACACCGTCATAACAACATCTGGCGGATCTGGTGTTGGACTCGCTATAAGAATCAATTCATGGACACAGACGGCTGTAAGTACAGCAATCAATAGTGATGCTATTGCGCCTATGGCTTTGGTTATGATTGGTACTCCAAATTATTTCGTATCTACTGGAGCCAATACGGCGACAGTATCGTCAAAATTATCTGGTAAACTAATTTTTAGCACCACGTCAAATACAATTTCTGGTATCGGCACCACATTTCAATCGCAGCTTTCAAATGATTTGTTGGTTCGAGTTGCTGGGCAAGCTAATACATTGCGCGTTCATTCTGTATTGAGCGACACATCATTTGTATCGGCATTTAGACCTTTAAATAATCAAACATCACCAGGGGCCGATGCATATATTCGCTTGGCTGCCGCTAACGTAAATTCTACATTGGCTTCGGCATTTGCGTTCTCGACAACAGGGACATATTCGATCAATTCGATTGCTATCATTAGCCCTGGATATGATTATAAAACACTACCTACGATTACGATTACTGACGACACTACATCCGTATTGAATATCGAAGATGGTAATGGTGGATTCCTTGGACGTAATGCTGTTATTGGTATTGATAATGCACCAGGTGCTATCGTAAGCATCGACATTACCGCTGGTGGTGCCAACTTCAATAGAAACGAACTTGCTACGATTCAAAACGTAACGCAAGGTAATAGTGTCATCATCGAATCTACGCCAGGCAATCTTGGCACCACGTGGCGCAAAACAAAGACAACATTCAATGCTTCCGGTACACCTCAAGTTTCTGGCATCACAAAACTTCCTGGACGATACACAGATACTAAAGGTTTCCTAAGTTGGAACAATAGACTTCAGGATAACTATTATTACCAGGAATTCTCTTATGTTGTTCGTGTTACTGAGCTTGTCGATAAGTATCGTGATATTATCAAAAATCTTGTGCACCCTGCTGGAACCAAGATGTTTGGTACATACAATATGCGCTCAGCAGCCACAATGCCATTCACTCTTGTTCAAGCAAGCTCAAATATCCAAAACGTAAGAGATAATGAGCCAGTTACGGCATTGGATAGCTTCACTGGTACGATGGTCAGCAATGGCAGCATAACATCTTCTTCGATAACACCAGCAGAAATTACCGCTGCGTATGTGTCGAAAGATGTTAATATATCAAATGTTGCTAATGCTAATGGCGTACCAGCTGCTCTTGCTACATACCCAGGTGCAGGCACTGCTAACGTCACAGCGACAACCACAAAAACTGCTATTGGTACATACCCAGCTGCTGGTACAGCTAACACAGCCGTTACAGATACTCCAGTTGCTATCGGTACATACCCAGCCGCGCGCACTGAAGCAGCTACCGCAAATAATACTCAGGTTGCTATTGCTACATATCCAGGTGCAGGTACTGCAAATATCGCTCTTAATACAACACAAGCGGCTGAGAAATTAATTCTTGCATCAGGAAGATATGTCACTGTTCAATACGCCAATAGCACCGTTTCTCTGTACGAATCAATACCAACAAGCGTGTACGACGCGATTGCAATTTCGATGTTCGACGACAAACCAAGATTGGTTCGTATTGCGAAAGGCACACCGTGGTTTGCAAACAACGCTCTCCGTGCAAATACAGGAAGCATTCAAGTCGGTGGAAACGGAACAAGCGTTATCGTTTCCGCTGTTGGAAGCGGAAGTACTACTGTGTATCAAGTCAATGCGATCTTCTCGAATACGTTCCTGTCGCTTCGCACGAACTATCTACCAGTCACTTCAAACGCAACATTTGCTTATAGCGTAGGGTAATCTTATAAATAGCAAGCTAAATAGTCGTAGTTAGATTATTTAAAATCAATCCATAGAGGAGAGAAAAATGGAAAATAAAGTTGAACCAAATACTATGGCTGACGCTTCGGTTATCCGTGGTGCTGGTGTAGGTGAAGGACTAACAGTTTCTGGTTATTACACAGTGTCATGCGTTGATGAAAATGGTGTTGTAAAGTGGACCGATGAGTTCTCAAATCTTGTAACCACTGTTGGTAAGAATGACCTTCTAGACAAGTATCTAGCCGGTTCTGCTTATACCGCTGCTTGGTATATGGGTCTCATTAGCTCCACATCTTACACAGCCGTAGCTGCTGGTGACACAATGTCATCTCACACAGGTTGGTTGGAAGCTGGCGCTACCTATAACCCAACATATTCACAGGCTACTCGCCCAACTCCAGCTTGGTCTGCCGCATCTGCCGGGTCTAAGGCTACATCCGCTGCGGTTTCGTTCTCAATCACTTCTTCTGGTACTGTCAAGGGCGCATTCTTGAATTCAGTATCAACCAAGGATGGCACAACTGGCGTTCTTTACTCTGCTGGTTTATTCACTGGCGGCGATAAGGTCGTATCAAGCGGCGACACTGTAAACGTAACCTACACAGCGAGCGCGTAAGCTAATATGGCTGGTGGATTAATCACTTCTCATTTTCGTATTCACAATGCGATGCAGTTTGCTGAATCGTTTAGCGAAACTACGCCTTCGCGATATTATTTCTTTATCGCGAAGAGCTATGCATGGGTTAATGAGGTTGATCCACCAAGTCCAGTAGACACATATCAGGAAACTTACTACAATCAGTGGCGTGATATGATGTCGGTTAAACGCATATATGCATCACAGGTTTCTCATGTAGTACCTCGTTATGATTGGACATCTGGTACGGTTTATGATGAGTGGGACGACAAGGAAGATTTGCAAACTTATGTAAGTCATTCTATTCAAGAGCATAACTATTACGCACTTACAAATGAAAATAACGTGTACAAGGTCATCGACAATAATGGATATGCTGCCTCTACGGTTAAACCAACCGGGACAGGGACATCCATTATTTCAACAGCAGATGGTTATCGTTGGAAATACATGTACACAATTTCTGCTGGTGAAGCGCTGAACTTTCTTACACATGATTATATGCCAGTAAAAACATTATTGTCTAACGATAATAGTTCCCAGTGGACAGTACAGGATAATACCGTTGAAGGATCTATCAATAATATCATTGTTAGTAACACAGGAAGTGGTTACCTTGTAACGTCAAACACATTTGCATCTGTTACCAATTCAACTGTTATGACATTAAAAAGTAATGCTCTTGCTGTGGACGCCGCATATACAGATTCAGCCATTTTCATTAAAGCTGGAACTGGTTCTGGGCAAATTAGATCCATCACTGATTATATGGGTGCAACTAGAAAACTAACAGTGAATAATGCGTTTACAACTCTACCCGACACCACAAGTGAATATTATATCTCTCCTCGCGTAATTATTCGTGGTGATAGTGGTTCTTCGGTATCCACACGCGCATCGGCATATGTGTCGAATGCTTTGGGTGGTATCGTTCGAAGCGTTACTGTAATTGCGCCAGGGTCAGGTTATACACAAGCTAATGTTGTATTTAAACGTAATCCATCATATGGTTCTGGCGCAAATGCTTATGTTATCATACCGCCAGTAGGTGGGCATGGGTCTGATCCAGTTGATGAGCTTCGTGGTTACAATATTATGATTAACGTAAATCTTGTAGGTTCGGAAGCTAACACATTTACATCGAACAACGATTTCCGAATTATTGGGCTTCTTCGTGACCCGCTTTTGGCTGGTGGTTTAGTAGCAAATGCGTCAGTTATCGACCAGTGTACCAGAATTAACGTAACAAATGTTAGCGGTGATTTTCGAGCTGACGAAGTGATTACTGGACTAACAACAGGCGCAACCGCAAGAAATGTGTATTTTGCAAATTCAAATTCAACACGAACTTCTGGCATTGTCCGTGTTATTCGTGAAACAACAAACGGTACTGGGCAATCATTTTTGACCGGCGAAACTATTGTTGGGGCCACAACAGGCGTGACAGCTTTGGTATCATCTCGTATTGATCCGGCTATGAAACGCAACACTGGTTTCATACTATATACTGAGTATAGAGAAAAGGTCGAACGCGCCGGCGATCAAACAGAAAATATTAAGATAGTACTCAAATTTTAATCGGAAGGTATCATGGCTGGAGAAGCAAATTCCGTCACGCTCTCAACAAACTTTAACGTAGATCCATTCTACGATGATTTTGATGAGGCAAAGAACTATCATAGAATCCTTTTTCGTCCAGGACTAGCAGTTCAGGCCCGTGAACTGACTCAAATGCAAACGATCCTGCAAAACCAGATTGATCGTTTTGCTGAACATATTTTTAGAGAAGGTTCAACCGTTAACGGTTTTGAAATGAATTATGATGTAATGTATAATTATGTTCGTGTTCGCGACCGTTCGAGTACAGGTTCTGCTATTTCTCCAGTTGATTTCGTAGGTAAAACAATTCAAGGCCAAACATCTGGCGTTACCGCTCTTGTTGTCAATACAAATGACGGTTCAGAAGCTAACACACCACACACGAAAACTCTATTCATTAAGTATCAATCAGCAAGCGGTGGAACACGTTATTTTGGTAATAACGAAATTCTAATCGCTACAGACGGTAGCGGTCTTACTGCTAATACGATTGTGGGAACAGCAACATATCCAGCCGAAGGTTATGGGTTAGCAGCAACATTCAATTCTGGTATCGTGTATGCGCGAGACCATTTCATCCGTGTTCCGGCTCAAACTTTGATTCTTGATAAGTATGGCCGCCGCCCAAGTGTTCGTGTTGGTTTTGATATCACAGAATCAATCGTTACAGAAGTTGATGATAGTACCCTCCTTGATCCCGCTTCCGGTTCATATAACTATGCTGCCCCAGGTGCTGCTCGTCTCAAACTTGAAGTTTCATTGAAAAAGCTTGACCTTGATGCTGCTATATCAAATACCTTTGTTGAATTGATGCAGATAAAAGAAGGCATTGTTCAATCAATTTCAAATCGCACACAATACTCACAAATTCGTGATTATATGGCTCAGAGAACATCTGACGAGTCTGGAGACTATATTGTTTCTGGGCATAGTTTGTCTGTCAAAGAACATCTAAAATCAGGTAATAATCAAGGCATCTATACTGCTGCTGAAGGTGGCGTTTCAACTAGATTGTGTGTTATAGTTGCACCAGGAAAATCATATGTAAAAGGGTATGATAATCAAACAATCGTATCGTCTCGCGTTAATATGAATAAAGCAACTGACACTGCTTCTGTTTCCGATGCGAAAGCTCTGGTTGATTATGGTAACTATCTTCTTGTAGACAATGTTGTTGGTAAGTGGAATCTGGACGCACAGTCTTTAGTCAATTTAAAAAACGATCAGTCAAATGCTGTAAGCACACTTGCATATTCGACAACATGGCCAACTGGTGGTGCTAAAGGCACAACAATTGGTTCTGCTCGCGTTAAGGGGCTTGAGTACTTCTCAGGTACACCTGGTGCACCAGACGCGGTTTATAAATTGTATCTAACAGATGTAAAAATGACTGCGCCCTACACGTTCCCGCAAGTTAAAGGTATTGCGTATTCCGCAAATACACCTGGTAAAGCAGACGTTCGTTATGCGTCAGCTAATACACAAGATGCAGCGACAGATATTTCCGTTTTCCGTTTGCCTACAATCGCGACAAAGACACTACGCAATACATCTGGCGTAATCAATAACGATTTTACATTCTATAAGACATATTCACAAACAACAGACACATCTGGTGTGGCTGCAATTAATACAGGCGACGATAATCAGACGTTTGATGGCGGTGGTTCAGTATTAAGTCAATCTGGTCGACGCACTGATTTCCATGCTGTAGTAACAAGTGCTGCTAATACCGTTGCCGCTGGTTCTGTTACCATATCTCTTGCTGGTAATACAGTTACAGGAGCTGCTGGTTCTGCGTTTACAACTAAGATTAATAAAGGTGATGTGCTTCACATCGGCGTTGCTGGTGATCTTATTGTCAGTGCGGTAAATAGTGATACATCATTAAGTGTTCTTGGTACAGCCGCAGGTGCTGTAGCTGCTGGCAAGTACTACAAGAAATTCATATCTGGGCAGGTTGTTGATCTTGGTGGTTATGGTGGAGACGGCGCTCGTACAGTTACCATTTCTTCAACACCATCTCGAATTGCAACGATTGATTTGAACGAAACTTTCAATAGCACAGGTGCGCCTCTAAGCATCATCGCGAAAGTCAATCAGATTGATGGGCAAGAAGCTGCAAAATCAGTTATTCGTAGTCGTTTAGTCCAGATCAATGTTGGTATGGGCGGAGGCACTTCATATGTTGCAAATACAACTGGTCCTTGGTCACTAGGTTTGTCTGATGGTTTCAAGCTTGTATCTGTGCGTAAGGTTACCGGTGGTGCACCAGCTTCATTTACAACCACAACATCTGGTACCGACGTAACAAATGATTTCGTACTCGACACTGGTATGCGTGATAACTATTATGACCATGCTCGTTTGGTAAAGAAGTCAACAAGTAGCTTGTCGCTCAGCAGCTTGGATCGTTTGCTTGTTACATTGGATCACTTCACACACAGCCATTCCTCTGGTGTAGGATTCTTCTCAATCAATTCATACCCAGTAGATGATTCTCTTGCTGGCTCTGATACGACTAAGATTTACACATATGAAATTCCAATCTTTACGTCACCAACATCTGGTGTCTCTTATGATCTTCGTGACTCGTTGGATATTCGTCCGCGTATCGCAGACACAGCCAATAGTGTTACGGTACTTACAGGAATTTCAAAGAATCCTCTTACATCAACAACATTCTATAATCCAACCGGTTGCTTGAAATATTCTCCAACAGGTGAAGATTTTACAACGGACGCTGATTATTATCTAAAGCGTACCGACACTGTTGCAATCTCAAAGACGGGGGGCATTAACATAGTTCGTGGTGTTCCTGCAGCGCGCCCATCAGCTCCTGCGGTACCAGAAGATATGATGGCCATTGCAACAATTCAACTTGCGCCATATCCATCCCTTCCTAATGAAATTGGGCGTCGGATCAATCGCGCAGACTTAACAAATGTGATTCGTAAGATTCGCAATGAGCGTTATACCATGCGCGATATCGGGACAATGCGTGATCGTATCGACCGCCTTGAGTACTACACATCTCTAAACTTGTTGGAAAAAAATTCTAAGGATCTATTAATTCCAGACGTAAATGGAAACGATAGATTTAAGAATGGTATTTTGGTTGATCCATTCAAAGGATATGCAATCGCAAATCCTTATGATAATGATTCAAAATGGACAGTTGATACCGAGAAGGGCGAGATGCGCCCATTATCATCGGTTCAGGAAATTGTTCCGGTATATTCTGCAAATTCAGTAAATGTGGTACGCACTAACGTAACACCGGCTGGTGTGTCGCGTGACCAAACGATTACGATATCCGATTATGATGCGCGAGTAGCAACTATTGGGTCAACAGTAACATCTGGTGCAATTACAGGCGTCATTAGAAATGCTGTAGGTAATTTTGCAACAGATTCAACTAAAATATATCTAGAACAATGTACAGGCAACTTTACATCTGGTGGCACATGCTCACTTTACATACCTACGCTAACACCTAATTTTAATATTACCGCGGTAGCTATCACAACTCCAGGTGATCTGGTAACTCTACCATATACACATAAAATTTTGGTTGAGCAACCATGGGCTACCACAACTCGTAACTGCACTGGTACTGCATATAACTGGATGGGCACTCTTACCCTAACACCAGATAGCGATTATTGGTGCGATACAACAACAAGACCAGATGTTAATATCAGCTTGGATATGAATACTGATAACTGGTTATATATTGCTGGCGCATGGCCAACATCATACGATGCTTGGAAAACTACATTCACTGGACAACCCGTATTATCAAGTCAGAGAGAAATTGATAATGGAACTGTAAACGTCCCACAAGCTGACGGCTCAACAAACATTGTTCAAAATTTCACTACAGAAAGTATTTTTACCACGCCAACAATTGAGACGCGCACTTATAATAATCTAAAAGCGAAGATTGTAGAAGCTACTGAGGTAGTAGGCAATTTTGTCAAGGACGTAAACATTCAACCATTCATGCGCTCGCGTATGATCCTTTTCAAACTTGATGGTATGAAGGCAAGCAGTCGCATTTATGGGTTCTTTGACGGTATTGATATTAATGCATATATCACACCACTTACAGCAGCAGAGTATGCATCTGGTGGTAACGGTCTAAAAGTTGGAGTTGGTGGAATTAGATTTGCGCCGCTAACATACGCTGAAGGCGCAGCACTAGTTACAAATAGCGATAGCACAGCATATGGTATTTTCCGTTTGCCTAGTGACTCTCGTTTGAGATTCCATACTGGCACAAAGCGTATGCGTTTTGTTGACAATTCAACAAATAGCAAAACATTTGGTCAATTTACAACATCAGCAGAATCAGATTATTCTGCTGAAGGTTTGATGGCAGGTATTTCTGATCTAACACTGTCAACTAAGAAAGCTATTATTGCTCAGCAATTCTTGACAGAATCAAAAAATGCGGAGTTCAATTCAACATCATTGGTTGGTGGTCAACGTATCGTTGGTGTTATTGCAGCGCCTAATCAGGATGCTGGGGATGGTGGACCATGGGGAGATAGTCCTGCAGCGCCACCCGTATGGGATGTTGCACCAGTAGCAGATGGTAACTGTGGATCAGCAAACGATCCTATCGCACAGACAATGCTTATTTCAGCATTGTTGACAAATAGAATACATTCTAGCGGAATGTATTTGACAAAAATCGACCTGTTCTTTGCAACAAAAGACGCAACTCTACCATTTACTTTTGAACTGCGTGAAGTTGACTCAGGAACTGGTTACATCACATCTCGCGTTGTCCCATTCTCTCGCGTTGTAATTCCTTCAACCGATGTGAATATTAGTAGCGACGGTTCAGCAGCAACACCTGTATATTTCGCGTCACCAGTTTATGTTGGCGAAGATAAAGAATATGCTATCGTCATTATTCCTGCTGCTGCAAATCCAAATTACAATGCGTTTACAGCGGTTCTTGGGCAACCAGACTTGCGTTATGGTGTAAAAATTACTCAACAGCCAGCTGCTGGGTTCTTGTTTACTTCTGCAAATCAAAGCACATGGGTACCAGTTGAAAATGAAGATTTGAAGTTCGTCGCATATCATGCAGTATTTCCTACAGGTGTAAATGGTGATATCATTCTCAAAAATGAGTCACGCGATTACCTAACCATTGCTAATACAACAGGCGCATTCAACCGAATCGGTGAGCCTGTATTTGGTGAAGTTCATCTTGATGGTAAATTTACCAACACAGCTACCATCACTGTTGGCAATACATCATACACAGGCACACACTTCGCGCATGGTCTAACTTCAAATGCTTACGGTACAATTACATACTGGAGCACAACAGGAATTCGTGTGCGTGGTGTTCCGACAGGTAGAATGTTTAGGGGTGGTGAAACGATTAAGATTCGTAAAACTTCACCGACAACTGGAACTATCATTGGTGCGAATACGAGCGGTAGATTTAAGTCTGCAACATATCCATCTGGGCGCGTAACTTATTATGATGTTGTAAACTATGCAAATACCAAGCTGCATATTGCAAATACATCATACGCAAACAGTGGACCAGCAAACAATCTAAATCGTATGTTTACAAGAAACATGACGATTGTTGGTCAAACAAATGGTTACAGTGGGCGTATTGTTTCGATAGATAATTTGACTGCTGATAAAGTCAATTTGATTACCAATTTGATTCAGCCTTCAAATACTACCATAACACCATATACAAAATTTGCTACAAGCACGAGCGCAAGAGATACTGCATATGTTCGTGCGTTGTTGAATGACGATACAGCTTTTGATGCCCCTAGATATATTTTGAGTCGTAGCAATGAATCAAACACTTCGTCATCATCTGCATCTATGGCACTCAATAAATCTGCTGAAGTTCTTTATAGATTGACTTCGATAAACACTGTAGCCTCTCCGGCAATCGACTTGAGCCGTATTTCGGTTGTTACTACAAACAATCTGATTAGCTCAAATGCTGAAATTGGATCATCTGAAGATTGGGTAAAATCTGGTGGCAATTCAAAGACTCGTTATATTACTCGTCGCGTGTCACTAGCTGACGGACAAGATGCGGAAGACCTTCGTGTTTATCTTTCTGGCTATCAACCATCAGGCGCTCAGATTTTTGTCTATGCTAAGATTTTGAGTGGCGATGATAACGATCTGTTCTCAGACACACGTTGGGTTCCAATGGAACGTGACGACTCGCAAGGATTTACTTTGACAACTGCATATTCAAGCAGTGTCAATAGAGATGACTTTATTGAGTTTGTATATAATATTCCAGATTTCCCAACAACTGCAATTGCTGATACCAGTGGACGTGCAATAAATCAATACGGAGCAAATACGGCAACAGGCATCGTTGAATATCGCAACTCTGGAAAAGTTCGTTTCCAACGATTCAAGTATTTTGCGATTAAGGTGGTATTGGTTGGATCTAGTTCAAATCCACCACGTGTTCGCGAACTTCGTGCGATTGCGCTACAGAGGTAAAAATGATAATAGCGAAGGTTAAAGACGCGCCTGGTTTGGTACGAGATATGTCAAACCAGGCGGTACTCAACACAGACATTTCTGCCCTGGAAGCTTATAAGCGCAAGAGAAATAAGCAACAGGAGATAGACGAGGTCATCTTGGATATAAATAATATGAAGTCTGATATAGATCAAATAAAATCGCTGATGCAGCGACTTTTAGACAAGATAGGATAATAGATGGCTAAGATAGCTAACGTCGCCCTTACGGATACATTTAACACGTGGAGAACACGAACCAACACTGTTTTGGATCGTGTAAGCCAGTTTGCTATCAATAACTCATCTCTGTATGCTAACACTCTGACATCCAACGTAGCTTTTACCGCAAAAGGAACTGCTACTGTCACGGGTTTATTTACTGCATCAGGTAGAGCTACTATAGGCACCAATCTTACCGTCTCTGGTAATACTACAATAACCGGTTTGACTACAATGAGTGGGCGTGCTACTGTAGGAACAAACCTAACTGTTTCTGGTAATACAACTTTCGGTGGCGCAAGCAAAACCATAACAATGGGTGGTGCTGCATCTACTCTAACAATTGGTGGCGCTGGACACACAACTAATGCCACAGGTTGGTTCGGTGTTGCGGGTCGTGCGACAGTTTCGACCAATCTGTTTGTTGGTGGTAATACTGGTATTGGAATAGTACCACAATCTGCTCTATCTGTCAAAGGATACATTCAAGGCGCGCCAACAGGCGGTGATGGCATTCATATGGGAGCCTCTACAGGCTATGCTGTTGTAGAAATGTCTGGAACAACTGGTGGTTATATTGATTTTAATAAGGGAGATGGAGTAGATTATAGAGGTCGTATTTTTTATCAACACTCTACAGATGCTCTCACTTTTCATACGGCTGCTGGTTCAGCTTCATTAACAATTGCAGGTAGTGGTCTTGTAACTGCTGCTAAATCTGCTACAGTTACTCAGAACCTCACAGTTTCTGGTAACACCACACTAGGCGGTACAATAAACGTAGCCGGCGCAAACATTCTTCAACAAACACTTGCTGATGGTGCTACAGTTAACTGGAACGTAGCACTTGGGCAAATTGCAACTGTTACTCTTGGTGGTAACCGCACAATGGCTGCACCAACAAATCTAAAAGTAGGTACATATATTCTCCATGTGTATCAAGACGGTACGGGTTCACGCACAATAACATGGAATGCCGTATTCAAGTGGACTGCTGCTACTGCTCCTCCATTGACTTCAGCAATCAATTCACATGATGTTTTTTCGTTCGTTTCTGATGGTACAAATCTCTATGGTTCATTCATGCCGGATGTAAGATAAACATGTTCACATTTCTAATGGCAAGACCAACTAAGGTTGTTAATTTCAATAGCTCTACGAACAACGTGGATCTATATAATTCATCGAGTGCGCCTGCGTACCCGCTGAACTTGCTATGCTTTATCAATAGTAACATTGGATCGACTTCTCCTTCGACTCCTGCATTCAAAACAGGAACAGGTTGGAAAGCTGGTACATTTCTTTATGTTAAAAATGCTGCTACTATCACAGGTGGTACAGGTACTGCGGGTACACCGGGAAGTACAGGTACTTCGGGTAATATAGGAACATCAGGAACTACGGGCGCAGCAGGAAATCCGGGCGCAGCAGGAAACGCTGGTGCAGCAGGAAATGCTGGATCGAACGGCGTTGGTGGTAATGGCGGACAGGGTGCACCATATAGCGGGATTAACGCAGGAGCTAATGGTGGTGGTGGATCTCCTGGGGCTACTGGTAACGCAGCTGGTGTACCTAATAATGGCGCAGCGGGCGGCACAGGTGTTACTGGTAATGCGGGCGGAACAGGTAATGCGGGAGGGCCTGGTGGTGCCGGCAATAACGGCGGCACAGGCGGTATTGCATTTCAAATTGATTCGGTCGCAGGACTAATAAGTGTTATCGAAAATACAACCACATTTACTGGTGGCACCGGCGGTACATTAGGACCAGCAGGACCGGGAGGTCCAGGAGGACCCGGCGGCGTTGGTGGATCAGGCGGGGTCGGTGGACCAGGAGGTGCGGGGGGACCAGCAGCAAGCGGTGGAACTGGTGGAACTGGCGGCGGTGGCGGTGGTGGTGGCGGTCGATCACGAGCTGGAGGAAAAGCAGATCCACCATATACAGGTGCTGGTGGTGGAGGTGGTGCAGGATCGACTGGTGGAAATGGTGGTGCAGCTGGAGTTTATCCTGGTCATATCACTTTTCCAGCCGGAGCTGCTGGAACAGCAAATGCTGGTGGACTTGGCGGTGATGGTGGTGCATGGGGTACTGGTGGTGGATTAGGTAGCGCTGGACTAGCTGCATATAGCGGCGGCGCCCAGATTTTCGCGGGTTCAACTGCCGGAAGCGGTGGTGGTGCGGGCGGTGCAGGTAGCTCTGGAACTAGTTACCCAGCAGGCAATAACGGCGCTACCGGACCAACCGGGGCGACGGGCGCAACGGGACCCACGGGTGCAACGGGACCAGCAGGGGCAGCGGGATCAGCTGGCGCGCAGGGAAGCGCGGTACTTGGTAATGCGTATGTGACAAGTTGGATTAACACAGGAACAAGAAACGGACCAGTAGGATGAACATTCATTACAAAATCATTGAAGTATGGCCTAATGACCATTTGTTCGTCGTTAGGTATTACACTGACAATCTGAACGAAGAAATGTTGATTTCAGCAAACGATTACAATCGTCGTGAAGATGGTTCGCCTATGCGCTGCCGTACAGACGTTGCGATTGATATGCCTATTCCTGCATTAGAAGGTAAAGAGCTAGAGAGTTTAATTCTATATAATTCTCCTATCTCATTTCTTCGTAAGATGGAAGACGTATTGAATCCTGATATTGATACATCAATGAGCGGTATTATTGATATGATTAATAAGCCAGTAACTAAAAGTACTACAGAACTTCTTGCTAAGAAGGCTGACGTACTATCGGATGATGATATCAAGAACCTTATCGAGTCTCTATCGAAGGACAACTTTACCAACAAATCATCTAACTCAAAGTAAAGGTGTGTACGTCTGATGATGTTTTATTATGACGATAAAAAGAACGTCTATCGTACACAAACTGACGCAATCAAGTCAGCCAAATTTTGTCATTTCTATTACCACGACGATGTTTTCAGTAAGGTCGATTGGAAAACAGAACCTACTGAAACGCTTGAACAGATATATCGCGAACGCGCACAACAAATTCGTGACCAATATGAGTATGTGATTCTTTGCTATTCTGGTGGGTACGATTCGACAAACATTTTGGAATCGTTCTACTATAACAATATTCACATAGATGAGATATTGCTTGTTGGAGCATTCTCGCAAGATTCTAGGTATGGCACCGATGAAAATCATAACGGTGATATATACCACAATGCTTTTCCAACCCTCAGAAGCATGAATTTGCCTAATACCAAAATCACTGTAGCAGATTACACTGACCATTTTAATGATCCAAATAATTTCACACTTATCAAAAAGTATGGTAATGAGTGGACAAATCATATCGGTGGATTTAAAAGCGTTCACAATCTATTTTGGTACGACCTCAAAAAATTTGTTGGTAAAAACAATAACAAGAACACATGCTATATCATGGGTTCTGATAAACCAGGTTATGAATTTGAGGAAAAAGCTATACGCTTTAATGATTTGTCGGTAAATGATTATGGTGCAAATTACCAAGACGAAAATTTCACACGAATCAATTTCTACAATGGTACCGATGATGTGGTTATCAAGCTTATGGTAAAGCAAGGGCATGTTGTTATGAAATTGGACGACATTTTTTTCAAGATGTACGAAGAGCAAGAAAAGAATGCCCACCCATTACTCAATCGAGAACTTGCTTATTGGAATAAAACAAAACGCATAAACGAGATTATATACAATCTAAAAGCACCGATGAAATTTGAATCAACCAAGTCGATGTATAATACACTCAGTGCCAGAGATATGTTCATGTTAAAAAGCCAAAATAGCGAGATGTATCGGATGTTCTTAGAAGGCATGAAAAACCTATCATCGTTTAGTCACATTTACAAAAAGTATTGCTTCTGGTCACAACCATACTATCTAACATGAGCTACGTTCTCGTCTTTCTTCTATGGACTTTCGTTGTCTATTGGGCGCATCGTGCGGCCCATGTGATTCCTGTTGTGCGTAAATTCCATATGGATCATCACGCGCAGGTAACCGACCAGACAATTCAAGGGTTAAACTGGAAGAATGCGTTTCTCTTTTTTGATACCTGGAATAGCACCATAGATCAGTGGTTGACAGAAGTGATTCCAACGATTATAATATCTTTAATCACTGGGCATTGGTGGTTGCTCATTGCGTACTACATCTGGGCTGGTTTTATCCAAGAAGCTGTCGAGCATAATAAACGCATCAATCTCTACCCATTTCTAACAAGTGGTAGATGGCATCTAATTCATCACGAATATGCGACAAAGAATTATGGTGTATTCGTGCCTATTTGGGACTTAGTTTTTGGTACATGGAAAGGCTTAGATGGCAACGGAAAACAATTGGCTCCGAAGTAATCTATCAGAAAGATTGCTCAATAACTCAACCGATTTTGTGGTACACTTAGACACTAAACCATATAAGGTAATGAGTTTTGACGATGCAGCCAATTATACGGCTGACATAATAGCCACTAAATCATCGAAGGTGTTTATCGGATTCAGCGGTGGTATGGATTCCGAGTTCGTGTTCAGACGTATGATTGACCGTGGGCACAACGTGATACCTGTAATTGTCAATACACCAATCAACAAATATGAATCTGCTTATGCTTTTCGTGTATGCAAACAATATGGTATTGAACCTATTGTAATTGACAAAACGCCTACCGAATTGCTTACGATATTCGTTGATGATATTTTTAAAAAACTAAGTGGGTATGGACACAACTCTGTACCAGGGCTCATTGTAGGGCGATATGCAGAAGATCATGGTGGCATTATGATTATGAGCGAACATATCATTGACGACAACGATGATAAAATGTATGTTGGGGCTAATGAATGGGACTTCTATAATGACGTTTTAATTCATAACGATAACACACACTATTTCTTCACATATACACCAGAGCTATGTTGTGCTATGGTAAAAGAAATGATAGATGAGACCGTTCAAGATTTCAAATCGAGAGTATACAATATCCCGTGGCGTCCAAAATTTTCATATGATTATGGGTCGGCATATGATCTAGCATTTGTCCGTATTAGACAGCATCGACTACACACGCCAGACCCTAATCACAATTTTGGCACCAAAGAGCAATTTTTATCATTGTTTGATTGAGTCTTCATATTTCTTGACCAATTGCTTTTGTCTTGCAATTTCGGTTCGAAGAAACTGTTCGTTGTTATTACACTCGAATACCAATTTCAATTTGGCAATAACGTCGCGTACGGCATCTGACGCGCAAGCTTCGTGTACTGATTTTTTAATCTCGTCAATGAACTTAGCATTTACTTTAGGTGCATAGAGAAGTAGTGAAGATGCGTAATTGAAGTCTTTAATGCCCAATTCAAGTCCAGTCGGCACATTTGGATATTGAGAATTCCTATTGGGCAATGAGATAGCCAACAATTTTAGACCAGGTGTGTCGATAGGATTTTGAACTGAGTAATCTACTTCACCCATAAGAATACTTTTGGTAATTTCTCCTGGTGTTTTGTACTGAATCATTTTGACATTATTGATATCATACTGCTTGCGAAAGATTGCATCAAGAAGTTTTGGTGAAATAGCTTGCACTGTGGCTCCATTAAACACCTCCTTCTTTTCCTTCATATATTTAACAAATTGGTCTAACGAATCTATCTTCAAATCAGGAGAAACCATTATAGCGTTTGGCACCAAAGCGATAAGTTCAATCGGAATAAAATCGGCATCGCGATCAATTGTCGAATTGTATATGATTGGATTGAGTGTGAAATTGGAAATTGTACCAGATACAATAGTGTTTGTACCTAATTTGGCTTCGGCTAATGCTTTACCGTCAGCAGCTTCTCCTCCAGAACCAGGAATAGTGCCTAATCTAAAATCATATTTTTCATCAAGCTTTTTGTTCAACTCGGTAATGAGTGTCGCTGTAACAAAAGCTGTTGGGTCGTTAGCAGGAAATCTGGTATACACGTTTATGCGTTCTTCAGCACATACACCAAATGTTGCAAGAGAAAAACAAATCAGTAGTAGTTTACGAAGCATGATTTAACTCCAATTTTCCGATAAGGTAAGGTTGTGATCTTAACATTGAGTAGAATTGATATTTTTTATTTATCTTTTCAAATCGTTTTTCTTTTGATTCGCGATACTCTTTCAAAAACCCTTCAGTCGTATGAGTTCCAACTACAGTCTCATACAGTTTAAATTCTGGGTTTTTTATCGTTGGTTTAGGTCCAGCATACGTTTGTGGATTCCAATCTGGATATATCATCGAACTAAAACTTCTTTCCAGCATAATAGCTGAGGAATGAATAGGTTTTACCGAGTTATGATTTTTAAGCTCTTCTCTACTTTGTGTAAAAAATTCGTAGTATTTTCTATCGGTTTCTAGTCGCTTTTTAATGATATGGGATTGCTTGATTGGAATCAAAGGCATATCTCTTGACCAAAAAAAATCTTCTGTAGTATAAGTTGCTGCAAATTCGCGTAGATTGAGCGATGCTGTTGTGACCATTGTTTGGTCAGTAAAATGAAAAAATAAAGAGTTGTTTTTGATATGCAAAGCAGGTTTTTCCATACCGCGCACGATGCACATAGAGTTTTTGTCTTTTGATCTTTCATAGTTGGTTGTATAAAATAATTGCCACCATTGATTGTTTGGTCCCATAGATGATGAGATTCGTGGGTATTGATGTTTGATTCTACCATTATTTCCAATGATTGTATATTTGCCTGTTGAAAGCTGATCGTGCAGAAGATCGGATGCATCAACGATAGTGATTTTTGTTTTTGGACTTAATTCCAACACTTTCTTGAGCATTGGTAAAGCAGCAAGTTCGTACTCAAGCAAAATTTGAAATTCGTTGTCTCTCAACATATCTGCTCGGTCAAGATTTTTTGTCATTTTATGAAGATTTGCAACTTGGATTTCGTCAATGAATATATTGTTTTTTAGAAATGACCATAGAACTTGTGTTGAATCGCTACCACCAGAGAAAGCAAGAACCACATACTTGTACTTGTCTCGTATCTGTTGGGCTCTGATTTTGTATAGTAGACCAATATCGAAATCTGGTTCTGCCATCCAATCGCATTTTTCAAACACATCATTATTGTAATAGTATTTAAGTTTTACATCATAATCTTGACGAATTAGCGCATAATCAAATGCGTCTTCGCGAGTAAAAAATCGTTTGTCGTCGTATACATAAAACCCACAATGCAGATGATTCATGTTATATGATTTCCTTATCTTGCAATTTCATAGTCTTATATATGATAAATAGAATAAAGTCGAATAGGGAGAATTTTCATGACCGACGCACCGGTAAAACTTGTATGGATAATCACTGGCTTGGTTGATTATCATTGGAACGACATATATTTTCCGATAGATTCGCCAAATGCGCATGGTGTTGAATATGATGCTAGGGATGAGCTGCAACGCATCGACCGTCGGGAAGGCTATTCAAAGGTCAATTTTGATCATGCGTTAATTCGTCAAAATAGAGAAACTATTGCACCAGAATTATTTGAAGGTTTTGAAGGTTGGACTAGAAGATATGCAGACGACAATACCAATTTAACCGTTGAAATTTATTTTCAAAATGCAAACTTAGCGATGGCTTACAACCAAAAAGTAATTGAAGTCCGCGATAAACTGGAAGCAATTGAATTGAAGCCTAAGATTAATAAATACCAATTTTATTGGGCAATCCTTAACAGAAAAACAGGACAATTGTATCTACAAAACGAGTGAAACGATATCATTGGAACTTTGGACCAAGCACCCATACGACAATAGATAAGCGTCTACCTTTAGTTACTGGCGCAACCCGATGGATCAAAAAGGAAGGGAATAGAACAGCCCTTCCTTTTACTTTTGGTACTGTAATAGGATCATTTTCTTTACCGTCGTTAATTTGAAATTCACCACCCTCATAATCATCATTTAACATCATAGTGAGTGATAGTTTGCGCGGTTCAATATCTAAGTTTCCTTTCGAATCACCAAGCGCCATATCCATATGCCAATCATATCGTCCTTCTCTGGTTGAATCATATGTTGTGTATTGAAATGTTGCGTAACCATTCAATTCATAACCATAATACATTTCATTGATTGACTGAATAATAAAATTCAATCTATCAAATATCCACGCAGTTTCTGGTGTTCTGTTGTGAAATGCAATTTGTGATATTCTATGCTTTTCAACTTCAATCGGATCTGAAGATTCCATAATTGTGCTTTGTTGAACGCCTTGTGCATCACAATATTCAATGATAGCTTGGAGTTCTTCGTCGGTAAATGCGCCGTCCCAATAAGCCCAAGGTTCTGTCACTTTGGTTCGTTTATGCGGATCATTATAAATCGTTGTGTGCTTCATTAAAAGGTTCTCCAGTTACTTACGGGTTGCACACCCAATGGTTTTGCTGCTTTCTCTTTATACGTCATCAGAATATCGGCAGCAAGACATATTCGCATCTGATCTAAATTATTTGGCGTAAAACACCCAGTTTCCATCTGCTCTGATTGCCCTACTGTGTCGTGCGGTACGTTTGATGGAAAAACAAATAGCTGCCCTTCTTTCGGTTCTAGTTGCCATGTGTATGCATTGAATGCGTCCCAATGTGATGGGTTATTAAATTTGATGCATCCAGGAAATGGTTCATATCTATGCTCATAATTATAGAAGCGAATTGGCTTTGAGAAATCTTTTGGTATGTTAATGTAGTATGTAAACGACATGTGAGCGTCACCATGACTATGCATAGGCGTCTGTCTGTTCTTGGTAATGTTCATCCAAGTTTTGACTAGATTAAATTCAAATACGTTTGGATCAACGTAGAGTCTCGCAACGTATTGTCTAACCGAGTCTACAGCAAATTTGAATAGTGGTTCAAATGCAGGTTCGTGGTGAAGATTGACATGCCCAGTGTATTCATTCGAGAATCCATCTGGTGACATATAATCGAAAATCTTGTCGTAGAAAACTTGCTTGAAATTGTCTTTGTCTGGATATTCAAATTCAGCTAGAAGTGTTGGAAATAAAATATGTTCTTTCATATCACTTCACCTTATAAATCTGTTTGAGACTATTGAGCGTTTCTATACCTACTGGAGTTTTTATCATGGTTTCCATATCAGCACCGCTGATTGCATTGATATCTATGTTTGCACGGCGAGCGTCTTCCACATATTCAGCATCTACCATTACTTTTGAGAACGCATTGCGTAGTTCATCTATGCGTGATTTTGGCACGCCAGGTGGTGCTACGAATGGGCGCAACATTATGAACTGGGATTCAAAAGCATGAAGGAGCTTTCTGTCTTTATCGTCTGTTATATATTCAGCCAGTGCTGGAACTTCCTTATATTCTGGTAGACGGGCCGTACCGTTGCCAAACTGGAGCGTTGGATAGATGCCGCTGCCTGACTGTAACCAGTTGGGCTTTTGCGTTTTGATACCAATCAAGCTATAGATAACCGCATCCACTTCCTTGCGCTCAAGCGCGAGACGGTTAGCACCGGTCGTTGGATAACCACCGACAATCTTGAAATTGGTGCCAAGCATTCTGTTGACAAACAAAGCCATGTTGCCTGATGTGGCACCCTCAGCACCTACAACGAAGTCTGACCGAAACTTCGGTTCATTGGCCCATAGAATAACAGCATCCTTGCGGCCGTCTGCTACTGATCCAATCCAGTTGAAATGGTTAGGGTCAAACTGAACTCCCTCACCACCTAATAGCCCTACAAACGGAATCTCTTTATAGACGATGCCGATAACGCTACCATCTCTCGGCGCAATATTGTATAGGTAATTGGCTGCAACTAAGCTCGCAGCGCCTGGCATGGATTGGATAGTTATAGTAGGATTGTCTGGTAAGTATTTACCGAGATGCCTGGATAGAATCCGAGCGTTGATATTATAACTATCGTCATTGGATGGAGTGATTATTTTTAGTTCAGACGCCGCAGCCGCAAGCGAAATGAAGCCAATAAAGAGCATTACAATCAAACGAATCATATCACTATATAGACTAAATAGTCAAGAACATAAATAGTAGAACTAACTCGGAGTGATAAATGGCTATTCCAGCATCAAGACAGGAATTCAAAGACTATATCCTGCGCCGCCTCGGAGCGCCAGTTATTGATATCAATGTGGATGACGAGCAGGTTGAGGATCGTATCGACGACGCTATTGCGAAATACCGCGATTACCACTATGATGGCACTGAACATGTTCTGTATAAGCACATAGTTACGCCTACCGACATTACCAATCGCTATCTTACACTCCCAGAAAGCATTATCGGCGTAACCCGTATCTTTGATCTCGGCGATAGCTATAGCACGACCAGTATGTTCAATGTGCGATATCAGCTTCACCTGAACGAACTATTCAATATTACCAGCGTATCGGTAGCACCATATGTTATGGCTATGCGCCATATTGAGACGCTAGAAGAAATCTTCGTCGGTAAGAAACCACTTAGATTTAATCGCCACACCAATACGCTTCATATCGACATGGCATGGGCTACTGACGTACAGCCAGGATATACGATTATCGTGGATGGATATGCAAGTTTGGACCCAAACACATATACCGACGTGTGGAATGATTCGTGGCTAAAGCAGTACGCGACCGCGCTTGTGAAGCGCCAGTGGGGTGAGAATCTAAAGCTATATGAAGGTATGCAGCTTCCTGGTGGTATCACATTCAACGGGCAGAAGATTTGGGAAGAAGCAAACGACATGATAACAACGATGGAAACGTCACTCATTAACGATTATAGCTTGCCCGTTACGGATATGATCGGCTAAGGATGACAACAAACAAATACTTCCGACCATTCACATACGGGCGTCAGCAGGATCTTGCTGAGGATCTTATCGTGCAAGCGATTAAGATTTATGGTCTGGATATAAAGTATTTGCCACGCACTCTTCGCAACGTCGATCCTCTTCTAGGTGAAGACCCAACATCGACGTTTGACGACGCGGTGGATATTGAGGTCTATGTCAAGAATGTCCAGGGTTTCGAAGGTGAGGGAGATTTTCTATCCAAGTTTAATCTTCAGATCAACGACTCCATCACATTTACGATGGCTCGTAAGCGTTGGAATCAAATCACAACCGAGAAGCTCATAACGGAAGTTGGCTATAATTATCAGGTAGAATCCGCTGATACTAACTCTTGGGGCAATACACAGTGTATTATGCTTGAAGCAGGTAATGGTAATAATTATAGCATTACGACACCTCGCCCATTTGAAGGTGACTGGATCTATTTTCCACTGAATAAGAAGCTATACGAAATCAAGTTTGTTGAACACGAAGCCATTTTCTATCAGCACGGTAAACTTTACACATATGATTTGAATTGCGAACTCGTGGATCGTATTGGTCCAGATTCGATTGCTACAGGTAATACCGCCATCGACGCGATTGGTACGCGCTACGATCAGAATATTCTCCAGTACCAGACTATGTTGGAAGATGGCACTTATCTGCTAAACGAAGATGGCGGATTCATGTTGAATGAATATCGTGTCGAGGTACAGACAATTACAGCCAATAATGAATACTTCACTCAGAAATCGTTGGATTATCTTGACTTCAGCGAACGTAATCCATTCTCAGAGGTTGATAGATACTAATGTTCGGATCACAGTTTTACCACCAGTCACTGCGTAAATATGTTATCATGTTTGGTAACATGTTCAACGATATCGTGGTCAAGCAATACAATCGCGATGGAACAACTGCATCAGCTATCGCAGTTCCTATTGCGTATGGTCCAAAAGAAAAATTTCTAGTTCGTACACAACAAGATCCTAACTTAGATCAGCAAATTTCAATCCAATTGCCTCGTCTTGCATTTGAAATGACAACCCTAAACTATGACGGCACACGTCGTTTTAATAGCAAAGGCAAAAATGTAGTTATTGTTTCAGATAATAACAAAGCCGATTACCAGCATATGCCTGTGCCGTATGATATGACATTCAATCTCTATGCGTATGTGCGTAACGCGGACGATGGCGCGCAGGTCCTTGAACAGATTGTACCATATTTTGGACCAGAGTGGACAAACACCGTCAAGATTATTCCTGGTATGAATTTATCAATTGATATTCCTACCGTACTAAACACGGTGTCGATTGAAGATACATATGATGGTAGCTTTGAGAATCGTCGTGCTATCATTTATACGATGGATTTTACAGTCAAAGGATACTTCTACGGACCAGTTCGTCGCCAGGGAGTTATCAAACGCGCACAAGTCGATTTTGGTGTGGTTGCAAATACTGCTGGCAAAATTACGTTGGACGATGTTGCTCGCACCGGTCGCAGTTCTCGTGTTGTTATAACTCCAGGACTTCTTGCAAATGGATCTCCAACAACAAACAGCGCAGCTTCTATACCATACTCACAGATTTCTGCAAATTCAGCTTATGGGTTTGCATCAAATAATTTCTTCTACATTGATGGATTGAAATATAACCCAAGAACAGGTAATGATGAGTGACAAAACAATATTTGAGCAGAGTATAGAATCTGCACTAAATTTACCGATCAACTCACCACCAATGGTGCAACCGTTGAAACCAATTGCTGTTGATTCTGATCTTGATAGTGATTTTGCTACCGCTCGAAACAATCTTCATCAAATCATCAATCAGGGTAGCGACGCTTTGGAAGAAGCTCTTATTGTAGCCAAAACATCTGAACATCCGCGAGCATTTGAAGTGGTTGGTCAGCTAATCAAAACGCTTGTCGATGCTAACAAAGACCTCCTTGACATTCAGAAAAAGTTAAAAGAGTTAAAGCGCGTTGATGAAAAAGATGTGCCACAAACAATTAATAATTCGATTTTTGTCGGTAGCACATCTGAGCTACAACAACTAATCAACGGGAGAAAGTGATGTTAAAGAAAATCTTACAGGACACCCTATTAAATTCTAATCTTGTTCTCCCTCCACCAGTTCAAACTGGCACTAAAAAAGAGCCAACAATTGAAGAGCTAAAGGCTAGAGAAGCTGCCGCACCTAAAAAGAATAAGGTAAGATGAGCAAGACATATCTTGGTAACCCAAATCTTAAACGATATGGGGTGCCTATTCAGTATACCAAAGAGCAGGTTGAAGAGTATATAAAATGTGCAAAAGACGTTGAATATTTTGCTCGGACTTATGTTAAAATCGTCAACGTGGATCACGGCCTTATACCGTTCAATATGTGGGACTTTCAAGCGAAGATGCTCCACACGTTTGCGGACAACCGCTTTTCTATCTGTAAACTCCCTCGTCAGGTCGGCAAGTCTACCACATCTATCGCATATATCCTCTGGCTCATTCTATTCACAGACCAACAGAATGTGGCTATTCTCGCGAACAAGGGCGCGCTTGCGCGTGACCTATTAGCCAAACTTCAGCTTGCATATGAATATCTTCCGATCTGGCTTCAGCAGGGTGTTGTCGTCTGGAACAAAGGCAACATCGAACTAGAGAATGGGTCGAAGGTTCTCGCTGCGGCTACGTCATCCAGTGCTATCCGCGGAGGCTCATTTAACCTTATCTTCCTTGACGAGTTCGCGCACGTCCAGCGCAATCTAGCTGATGCATTCTTTGCATCTACATACCCTACCATTTCATCTGGTAAGACGACTAAGATTATAATCGTATCTACGCCACTTGGTATGAATCATTTCTATCGCATGTGGTCAGACGCCATCGAAGGTAATAGCGAATATGCGCCAGTTGAAATTAACTGGTCGGATGTCCCAGGGCGTGATGAAGAATGGAAAAAACAGACCATCGCTAATACTAGCGAAGAACAGTTTCGTCAGGAATTTGAGTGCGAGTTTATTGGTTCGTCTAGCACCCTCATCAACCCTATGAAGCTTCGCGAACTAACACACGTTCGCCCACAAAAAGATAAATTTAATCTTGATTACTATGAAGCACCAGACCCAAAGAAATCTTATATTATGGTATTCGACGTGTCCGAAGGTGTAGGTGGCGACTATTCTGCGCTATCTGTTTTTGATGTGTCGCAAGTCCCATATCGGCAGGTAGCTAAATATAGGGACAAAAATGTCTCGCCACTTTTGTTCCCAGACGTAATTTACCGATTTGCTCGCTGGTACAATAACGCATATGTTTTAGGTGAAACAAATAACATTGGGCAGCAGGTTGTCAATTCGTTGTTTATGGATCTGGAATATGAAAATGTTATTGCTACGTTTAGTAAAAACAAAGCAATCAAGATTGGTGGTGGGTTTGCCACTAAATCGGCTTTCGGTGTGCGTACCACAAAACAGGTCAAAAAGATCGGTTGTTCGAATCTGAAGACGATTATCGAAAGCAATAAGCTATTGATAACCGACTTTGACACGATTGAAGAACTTACCACCTTTGTTGAAGACAAAGACACATATAAAGCTGAAGAAGGTTGCCACGATGATCTAGCTATGACGTTGGTTCTTTTTGGGTGGCTCATAACTCAGGCGTATTTTAAAGACTTAATGAACAGTGATATTAGGCAAAATTTAGCCCGCGAAACAATGAAAGATGTGCATGACGACTTACTTCCGGTAGGGTTTATAGACGATGGTAGACAGGAAATAGAAGCCATTGATGACCCAATACCCGCTGGGATGGGCTTCGGTGATTTTAGATTTGGGTAACAAAAGTCTCGTTTTTATAAATAAAAGAACAAGAATGAATCGAAGAATACCTTCGTCTATAGAGGAGATAAGTCTATGCCATTTCAAATCTCTCCCGGAGTCAACGTAAGTGAGATTGATCTTACTACGATTATCCCGGCAGTCAGCACAACAACAGCAGCTTTTGCGGGACATTACTCTTGGGGTCCTGTAGGCGTTCGCGTTCTTACTGACTCAGAAGATACGCTTGTAAATAATTTCCGCGTGCCAAACACAAACACTGCTGTTGACTTCTTTACCGCTGCAAATTTTTTGTCTTACGGTAATGCATTATATTTGACTCGTGTTGTTCGCGATGCAAACGCATCAAATCGTTCAACTGATGTTGCAATTGCTCGTAATTCTGTAAGTAACAACTCTCTAGCTACAAACATAATTATCAAAAACATAGATGATTATAATCAAAATTATTCAAGTGGCATTGTTTCTGCCGGATTGTGGACAGCTAAGTATCCAGGTAACATCGGCAACAATATTCGTGTATCTGTTTGCCTTTCATCAAATGCTTACGAATCAACCGTTTCCGGTACGATTGCATTTGCAAACGGATCAACCACTGCAACTGCATCAGCTAACCAAGCAACACTTTTGACAGTAGGAGATATTCTTCTTGCTGGTCCTGATAAGGTTGAAGTTCAAATTTCGTCACTCGGCACAGGTAAAAATCTTACACTAAGAAGCGCATATGTTGGTAATAACATAACACAGTCTTCTGTAACTCGTCGTTGGGAATTTCATAAGAATGTGAATGGACCACCTGGAACATCTCAAGATGCTGCTCGTCATGGTGGTTCAAATGATGAAATGCATATTATTGTTGCCGACGAAGATGGTGGCATCACAGGTTATGCCAATACGGTTCTTGAAGTACACCAAAATATTTCAAAGGCTATTGATTCGCAAAGCGAAAATGGTACAAATATTTACTTTAAAGATTATATCAATCAAAATTCTCGTTGGATTTGGTGGACTTCTAACCCAACAGGATTCCGTTCAGGCCTCGCTATTAAATCATCGGTCAACTTTAATGCCGCAACTGGAAGTACCAACAAACCAGTAAACTCTTCACTAGGTAAAGGGCGTGATGGATCACTTCCACGTGAAGCAGATTATATTAATGCATATAATCTATTCAGAAGTGCGGAAGATATTGATATTTCACTTGTTCTTGGTGGTGCATCGACACAAACACGCGCAATTCACATCATTAATAACATTGTTGAATATCGCAAGGATTGTGTAGCCGTATTATCACCACCATCGGCTTCTGTAGTAAACAACAACGCATATTCTGGTAAAGAGCAAACTGATATCATTACATTCCGCAATTTGCTACCATCAACATCTTATGCTATCATGGACTCTGGATGGAAGTATCAATATGACAAGTACAATGACGTTTATCGTTATATACCTTGTAACGGCGACGTTGCTGGTCTCATGGTTCGAACAGACAATGATCGTGATCCTTGGTGGTCTCCTGCTGGCTACAATCGCGGTGGCATTAAGAATGCTATCAAGATGGCTTATAACCCAGGTAAGGCTGATCGTGACCAGCTATACAAGAACGGTATCAATCCAATTGTGACGTTCCCAGGTCAGGGTACAATTTTATTTGGTGATAAGACAATGCTTTCAAAGCCATCAGCTTTCGACCGCATCAATGTTCGTCGTCTATTCATTGTGCTTGAAAAGGCAATTGCAACTGCTGCTAAGTTCACATTGTTTGAATTCAACGATGCATTCACACGCGCACAGTTCAAGGCTCTAGTAGAACCATTCCTTCGTGACGTTCAGGGGCGTCGTGGTATCACGGACTTCCGTGTGGTTTGCGACGAAACAAACAACACAGGCGAAGTTATCGACCGCAATGAGTTTATTGGTGATATCTACATCAAGCCAGCTCGTTCAATTAACTTCATTCAGCTTAACTTCGTGGCAGTACGTTCAGGCGTAGATTTCACCGAAGTGGTAGGAAAGTTCTAATTTAGGCGAATAAATAGAAAGAAAAGGTAGGGAGACAAATAATATGCCCTTTAATGTTAATACATTCGCTTCGCTAGGACTTCCGTATGGTGGCGCAAGAGCATCTCTTTTCGAGGTGTTCTTGACACTACCACAGGGCCTTTCAAATCCTACGGCAGAAGCACAGTTTCGATTTGTCTGTAAAGCCTCGTCGATTCCACAATCAACAGTAGGGCAAATTGAAGTGCCCTACTTCGGTCGCAAAGTTAAAATGGCTGGTAATAGAACATTTGATAATTGGACCGTAACTATTATGAACGACGAAGATTTTGAAATGCGTCATGCGTTCGAAGAATGGTCAGCAGCAATTAATAGTCATGTAAATAATCTTCGTGACTCTGCTCTTATCTTTGAATCTGGACAGGCAGCATATCGCTCACGCGCTACTGTTCGTCACTACGCAAAGACAGGTGTATATGGTTCTGGTACAGCAGCCGGTGATGCAGCTATTCCAACACGCCAATACACATTCAATAACATCTTCCCTCTAAACATTTCAAACATTGATCTAAACTGGGAAACAACAGACGCGATTGAAGAATTTACCGTGGAGTTCGCATACGATTATTGGACAGTTGAGGCTGACCTACTCGGCAACTTGATTGACAATTAAGATCGCTTTAGTTTTCCTATATAATTGATTAGACCTTGAAGGAAAATAAATGGCGATTGAACTTTTTGGATTCCGTATTGGAAAAGCAGACGATGGTACTGAGGTCAAACAGGCCGAACAGATACCTTCGTTTGCTCCTCCACCAAATACCGATGGTGCGCTTGAAGTAGCGCCTGGCGGCGCATACGGCACTTACGTCGATTTCGAAGGTACTGCAAAAAGCGAAGCGGATCTAGTAACCCGCTATCGCGAAATGGCGTTGTATCCAGAAGTAGAATCAGCCATTGATGATATCGTAAATGAAGCAATCATCACAGACGACAACGCTGAACCCGTATCGCTGGATATGGATGATCTAAAACAACCAGCATCAATCAAAAAGAAAATCGAAGAAGAGTTCAAGACCGTTCTTGAGTTATTGGATTTCTCTAATCTTGCTTATGATATTTTCCGTCGTTGGTATGTTGACGGACGCATGTTCTATCATATTATGGTTGACGTTAAAAATCCTCGCGCTGGTATTCAAGAGCTTCGCTATATTGACCCAAGACGCATTCGTAAAATTCGTCAACCAATCAAGCGCACACCTATCGTTGGTACTAATGCGAAGCTAATCGTTCCTCCATACGAAGAATACTTTCTTTATAATGTAGCTGGTCTCCAATCGGGCACTGCTACTCAGGGAGTGAAGATTGCTAAGGATTCTATCTGCTATACACACAGCAGCATTATGGATCATCGTAATCGTATGGTTCTTTCTCATCTCCACAAAGCAATTAAACCACTCAATCAGTTGCGTATGCTTGAGGACGCGGTAGTTATCTATCGTCTCGCTCGCGCACCTGAGCGTCGTATTTTCTACATCGACGTTGGTAACTTGCCTAAAGCAAAAGCCGAGCAGTATGTCCGTGATATGATGGTTCGTCATAAGAACCGTCTTGTCTATAATGCTGAAACTGGTGATGTTCAAGATACCCGCAAGTTTATGACTATGTTGGAAGACTATTGGCTTCCACGTCGTGAAGGTGGGCGTGGTACTGAAATTACTACCCTCCCAGGTGGTGAGAATCTTGGGCAGATGGACGATGTTGAGTATTTCAAAAAGAAACTATACAAGGCCCTATCTGTTCCTGTGTCTCGTCTTGAGCCAGAAGGCACATTCTCTATGGGGCGTCAAGGTGAAATCTCACGCGATGAAATCAAGTTCGCGAAATTCATTGACCGTCTGCGCCATAGATTCGCACATCTGTTTGACCATCTCCTAGAAATTCAGCTCGTTCTCAAGGGTGTTATGACCCGCGAAGAGTGGAAAGAATTGAAGAATGATATCCGCTATGATTTCCAGCGTGATAACTATTATTCAGAAATAAAGGAACAGGAAGTTCTAAACCAACGTCTTGCAACTCTACAGGTTGTGGATCAGTATGTTGGTAAGTATTATTCGGTTGAATGGATTCGCAAGCATGTTCTTCGTCAGACTGAGGAAGAAATTGAGGAAATGGACAAGCAGATTGCATCTGAGCCAGATCCAATGGGCAATGAACTAGAGATGCAGAAACAAGACCACGAACAAGAAATGCAGAAAACTCAGCAACAGATGGACATGAAAGACATGGAAATCAAAGGCAAAGAGTTGGATGCAAAAGCTGCTGCATTAGGTTCTAAGAATAAACCATCTGATAAAGCAAAGGCCGTTGCAAAACCTGCTGCGGCTGCTGCACCTAAGACGCAGAAGGTAGAGATCAAAGTCTCTGGAGATACTAAGAAGAAAGCATCTATCAAGAAAGAAGAGTATGAGCCATTTGTGCCAAAGCCTCTTAGCGAAGAAGATAAGCGACTCATTGAAAGAATGACTGCGGTTATGGAACATGTGGCTCATGAGGACATTGAAGAAGTGGAAGAGATCAAGGATGCCATCTAACCATGGAAGAGCTGGAAAAAGCTAAACTCCTTGCTGTTGCACAAAAGATTGCAAAATCTGAAGTTGCTGAAGTTCGCAATGAGTTAATAGAACAAATCAATAAAATTCAATCAATTACTCCTGCGTCTGGTATTCCCGGGCGTGGGATTATTGACGTTGCTCTAATTGAAGAGGAGTTAGTTCTTCAATTCAACGATGGTTCATTTGCAAATCTTGGGCGCATAATTGGTGAGCAAGGCATTCAAGGGCAACGCGGAGAACAAGGATTACAGGGCGAGCAGGGTATTACTGGTGAACAAGGTATTCAGGGTGAGCAAGGCATTCCTGGGATTCAAGGCGAGCAAGGTATTCAAGGAGATAAAGGTGACCGTGGGGATCAAGGAATTCGCGGCGCAAAGGGAGAGAAGGGAGATACCGGTGACAGAGGCGAACAAGGAATTCCTGGTAAACGCGGAGAACGCGGAGAACAAGGATCAGCAGCTATTGACGGAGCCGCTGGACGTGATGGAGCAAAAGGCGCAACAGGAGCGCGAGGGGATCAAGGTCTTCCTGGCAGAGATGGCAAAGACGGAAAGAGCGGCAAAGACGGTGGTCAAGGATTAAAGGGTGATAAGGGAGACACAGGAGAAAAAGGCGATAAAGGTGATCCTGGCTCTGATGCTGATGTATCAAAGCTAGAAAAGAAACTAAGTGAATTTAGTGAACAAGTTGATAAGAGACTATCAAAGGTAGCTTTCAATGTAGTTGCTAAAGGTGGTCCTGCAGGTTCTGGTGAAGTACTTCTGCACCGCCTCGATGACGTTGACTATAATAGCGTAAAGAATCCAAGCAATGGGCAAGCACTTGTTTGGAGTTCTAGTACATCTAAATGGAAAGCATCTAGTGACATATCAGTAGGAACGCTTACGGTTTCTGGTGCAATAATGCCTTCTGGTAATACGCCTATTAGTATCGGTTCACCCAGCAAACCATTTGGTTCTTTATATCTATCAAGCAATACGATATACATCGGCAATGCTGCTATTTCATCTAATGGCCCAAAGTTAATTATTCCTAATCAAACTTTTTTTGCTAACGGAGTACAAGTCGGTTCTGGAACTGGTGGAGGCGGCGCTGGAGGTGGCGCTGTTAATCTTGCGCCATATCTACAAGTTTCTAACGCTAATGCTAAGTTCGCAACAAAAGCATACGCCGCAGCAAACTCATATGTTAAAACACTATTAGCTAACACAAACGCATATATCGCAACTAAACCACAATATTATTATTCAACTACGATGTACAATTATACCGCATATGGTCTGGGTTATATGAATGTTGCGCCTAATCAAAATCCTACTACGTTGGCATTTAGAACGGATGTTTCTTCTCCACCATTCGGTTCGATATGGATTCTTGCGGTAAATGATGGATTAGTTGATCCAGCACCAATATCAATATACTCGCCTAACACACGAACCACACCAATGCTTTGGATGTCTATAGATGGAAGTGGTCCATTTTCGGATGCTAATCCAAATGGTCAAGCGTATTGGTTTAACATCACACCACCACCGTCGGGGGCATAACAAATGGCATTACCCTCACGCGGCTCGTCGTTAGGACAAATAGTTGCTTATAATGGATATAATTATCAATGGACAGGAGCATCTTGGCTTAACATAGGACAAGCGTCTTCAGCCGTAGGTAATACATCTATAACAGGTGCTGGTGTTTCTGTAGGTACAACTTCTGTCACATCAACAGCAGTTTCGGTTGGTTCAACATCCGTATCTAATACCGGATTATCCGTAGGTTCAACATCGGTAACAAAAACTGCTGTTACTGTAGGTTCTACCACAGTTTCAAACACAGGCGTTTCGGTAGGATCCACATCGGTAACAAAAACTGCTGTTACAGTTGGTGCGACTACGGTTTCGAACACAGGTGTTTCAGTTGGTTCTGTATCCGTATCAACAACAGGTGTTTCAGTTGGTGCTGTTGCAGTATCAACAACAGGTGTTTCTGTAGGATCTGTTGCGGTATCTACTGGTAGAGTAGCTGTTGGTTCTGTTACGGTTTCCAACACTAGTGTTTCTATCGGTTCTGTATCGGTGACATCAGCCGGCGTATCACTAGGTGGATCTAGCACCATTAGCGCCACAACATATACAGGAACTTCAAACAATTCAATCCATTTAGGCGGCATACACTCTTCGCTTTATCTATTAGAGTCAGCAGCCGATGCTAAATATAGTGCGGGCGGTGGAGGTTTCGCAGCAGATACGTTTGATTACGGTTCAATAGCGACACAGATAGATATCGAACTCAACAGAGATTACGGAACTCTTTAATGTCAATTCAAGTCAAGTTTAGAAGAGGTACAACAACTCAACACAATTCGTTCACGGGAGCGGATGGTGAGATTACTGTTGATAGTACAATCAAAACTCTTCGCGTACATGACGGCGCTACTGTTGGTGGAATTCGTCTTGCTAGATATAGTGAAATAGGCACAGCTACTCAATATCTTCAGGTTGCTAACGCATCGGCATTATACACAACTAAAGCATATGCAGCAGCCAATTCTTATGTTAAATCTACTCTTGCTAACACAAACTCATATATCGCAACTAAATTAAACACCACCACATTTAATAGCGCATTAGCAAACACCAATAGCTATATTGTGGCTCGCGCATCGTGGTCAGCACTTACCGCGACTAACACAGCAATTCGCACACTCATTAGTGATAGAATTCAAGTGGCCAATGCGGTAGCCACGTATCAAACAAAATCTGTTGAACGTGCTGCGTTAGCCAATACCAATCTTAGAATTACTCTTGTTAATACAAATTTGCTTAGTACTAACACGTCGATTCGTAGTTATATTGATACTAAAGTAGCCGCTGTTGTCAACTCGGCTCCTGGCACTTTAGATACACTGCGCGAGCTTGCGAATGCTTTGGGTAATAATGCAAGTTTTGCAACTGCTACTGCTGCTCTTATCGGCACTAAGATATCTGTTGCGAACGCAGTAGCCACATATCTAACTAAATCTAATCCAATCATAACAGGCACACTGACTGCCAATAGTTCAACAGGAACATCTGGATATTATCTACGCACTTCTGGTACTGGAATATATTGGTCTCCAGTAGCAACTCAAGCAGCAGCAACCGCAACATCACAGATATTTGCCGGCACAGGTTCGCAAACTATTTTCACACTTAGTGCTTCAGTATCTCAGCAGAGAAATGTTATTATTACAGTTAATGGCATATTGCAAATTCCTGTGACGCACTATACGATTTCTGGTACTACGTTAACATTTACTTCTGCGCCATATTCTGGTGCTGTTATTGAAGCACGAAATATGGAAGGTGTTGTCATTTCTGGCGGTTCGGGCGAAACAATATCAAGCGGTGATTTGTTTTTAGGTTCAATGCTATTAGGCGGAATGTAAGAGGAAACAATGGCAACAACATATAAAGTTTTAGGAACAAGCAATCCAACTGCAACAACAGCAACAGCATTATATACGGTGCCCGCATCAACAAGCACAATTGTTTCTACGATAACTGTTTGCAATCAAGCTGCATCTTCCGCCACATATAGAATTGCAGTAAGACCTTCAGGAGCAACATTAGCTGCTAGTCATTATATTGCGTATGATGCCGCTCTTCCTGCTAACGATTCTATTTGTTTAACTCTTGGCATAACACTAGCTGCAACTGATGTGATTACAATTTACGCCAGCACAACCACAATATCATTCCTAGCTTTCGGAACAGAGATAACCTAATGACAATTAGATTGCTTTCGAAAGGCTCTATATCCTTACGAAAACTAAGCACAAGAAAACTATCTAGTAAGACAGCTTCTACAAAGAAGTTTTCTTCGGCAGCAATAAACAATTATAGTGGCGCTACCATTTCATATAATTTTACTAGTAGCAATGCAACAGCAGTATTCAATGGCGTAACGATAGCTGGTAACGCTGCTGGTGGAGGTGGTGTAGGATCAGGCGGCGCAGCTGGAACTTATACTATTACTAACAATAACGAAGCTGGTGGTGGTGTAAATGGCGGTGCTGGTGGTTCAGGAAGCAATTCATCAGCGGGTGGTGGAGGTTCAATTGGTGCTGCTAATGGTGTGAATGGTGGAGCTAGTTATGCTGGACCAACAGCACCAAATGATGTGAGTGGATTACTCGCGGCTGCGACCGCTGCTGGTGCGTCTGTTTATTTCGCATACGGAGGCGGTGGTGGTGAAACTGGATTTGGTCCTGCTGGTTATTTCGCAGGTGGTGGTGGAGGTGGTAGAGGATTCTTTTATTATTATCCAGCAGGAGCAGGTGGTAATGCAGGCATATTGATTAAATATATCGTCAATGGTAGCGCGACTTATCAAACGATTAATCAGTCGGCTGGCACTGGAACAATCACTACAGCGGCCGGGACAACATATGTTAAAATATGGTGCATCGGAAGAGGTGGTGATGGATCTCCAAATAATATATCAAATCTAATGGGCGGTGGTGGAGGTGGCGGTGGTGTTGCATATTGTGAATTTGCGTAAGATAACAATAACTCAATTGGAAGTGTAATGGCTGAACAGAAAATATTTCCTCAACAAATAACTGTCACCGGATCGACCAATGGTCAGGTGTTGACTGCTAACACAACCAGTAACACGGCTTATTGGGCTCCAGCAAACTCGTGGTTAACTACGGTCACTTCTAAGAACATAATTCCTGCTGCGGCAAACACATACAGTCTCGGTTCACCAACTCGCAGATTCAAAGATTTGTTTTTGTCTGGTGCGACAATGTACCTTGGCAACACTACGCTGAGTTCTACGAAAAAAGGTGCACTGACAATTCAAGCGCAAGGTAGCGCAACAGTACAAACATTAGTTTCCAATTCATATCTTACTTCTGTGTACATTGCAAACACTACCGCTCGCACCCTTATCAGCGACCGACTTCAAGTAGCAAATGCTGTTGCAACATATCTGACAAAAACTAATCCAGTGGTATCCGGCACATTGAGTGCTAACGGTTCTACAGGCACAGCTGGTTACTATCTTCGCACATCTGGTACAGGCGTTTACTGGTCACCGGTTGCTGCAAGTTCTAGTGGTGCAACATGGGCTGCTCTTACAGGAACTAATACGGCCCTTCGTACACTTATCAGTGACAGATACCAAGTTGCAAACGTAAACACGTTACTATTAGCTAAAGCATCTTGGGTTGGTTTAACTGGTACTAACACTGCTATTCGTACATTAGTGTCTGATAGATTGCAGGTAGCAAACGCTGCGTCTGTTTACCAAACAAAAGCAATTGAACGTGCTGCACTCGCAAACACGAACCTGCGCATCAATCTAATTAACACCAATTTAACCGGCACTAACACGGCACTTCGTACATTGGTATCTGATAGGTATCAAGTAGCAAACGTCAACACACTGTTAGCAGCTAAAGCCACATGGACAAGCCTTACAACAACCAACACCGCTCTTAGAACTCTTATCAGTGATAGATTGCAGGTTGCAAACGCATCAACGATATATCTAACTAAAAATAATCCAGTAATCACTGGTACACTAACAGCTAATAGTTCTACCGGTACTGCTGGTTATTATCTTCGTACATCAGGTGCAGGTATCTACTGGAGCCCAGTTGCAGCTGGCGGTGGTGGTACGTTTACTGGTGGAACAGTTACTGGCGCAACTACATTTTCAAGCGGAGTAACATTAAGTAGTACACTATCCGCTGCTGGATCTACAGGAACAGCTGGTCAGGTGTTAGTTTCAGCGGGTAGTAGCGCAAGTTCATATTGGGCAGCTACAATACCAGTGAGTGCTTATAGTGTTCAACTTGCTGGCGCTCAGTCATTGAACCCGCCTTCTGGTACTACTTGGCAATTTGCAGGAAATTTTACTATTGAATGTTGGTTATATAGAACTGGTACAGGTGATCAATCTGTTGTTGTTCAAAATTCTGGCGCAAATTATTTTGCATTTAACGTGAATGCAGGAACTGGATTTAATATTTACTTAAATGCTGCATCTGTATCTTTTGCACCAACAGATATTGTTCCTCTAACTAATCGTTGGAATCATATTGCATTAGTTCGTAATGGTTCAACCGTTAGTGTTTATTTGAATGGGGTTGCTTCTGCAACTACATCTACTAACAGTTCAACAATTGGTTATAATTTACCTTTTTATATTGGTTGTTTAGGAACACAAGCTACAGGCGGAACAATTGGATTTATTTCCAACCTAAGAGTATCTACAGCCGCAGTATACACAGGCACATTTACTCCACCAACAAGTCCATTAGGAACAGCACAAGCAGCAGGAACTAACATATCGGCGTTGACTCCTTCGCAGGTTAGTTTATTAACTTGCAATGGTCCAGGATTTACAGACTCGTCACCAAATGCATTTGTTATAACTAATAATGGTAATGTCGTAGCAACTCAATTTGCTCCATTCTCATCATTCTCTGCAATAGCAAAATCAGCAACACAAACACAAACAATACTAACATCTGGTTCTGGAACATATTATACTCCATCGGGTGTTGCTTGGTTACGTGTCCGTATGGTTGGTGGAGGTGGAGGTGCTGGTGGCGGCAGTGTTAGTAGCAGTTACGCTGGTGCTGGTAGTGCTGGGTCTAATACAACTTTTGGTACATCGTTTTTAACTGCTACTGCTGGTAGTGGCGCTGATAATAGTAATGCACCTGGATTAGGTGGTGGTGCTGGTGGTGCTGGCACTATTACAGGGGCTACTGGTATAACAATAGCAGGAGGTAGAGGAAGTCCTGGTGGGTTTTCTCCTTATTCTGTTGGAGGTTCAGGCGGTTCTACTCCATTTGGAGGTGTTGGTGTTGGTTTTCCCCCAGGAAGCGTCGGTAATGGAACAGCAGGTTCCACAAATAGTGGTAGTGGAGGAGGTGCTGGCGGTGGTCCAGGTGCTGGTTATTCTTTTGCTGGTCATGGTGGCGGTGGTGGCGGATATGTTGAAGCATATATATCAAATCCCGCAGCATCTTATGCATATACAGTAGGAACTGGTGGCGGAGGTGGAGCAGGTAGCACTGGTGGTAACGGTGGGTCTGGCGGTTCTGGTGTTATTATCGTTGAAGAGAATTATGCTGTAAGCGTTGTCAAAAAATCAATGACACAAACAATACTGACATCTGGTTCTGGAACATATACTACACCAATTGGCGTTGTTCAATTAGAAATTCGTATGGTTGGTGGTGGTGCTGGTGGAACTGCTGGCGGTGGTGGTACCGTTGGTAGTGCTGGTACTAATACAACATTTGGAACATCCTTTTTAAATGCTGGTGGTGGTTCTGCTTCTCCCGGTCAATCGGCATATGGTGGCGGACCTGGAGGTACGTCGAGTGGTGGTAATATAAATCTAAATGGCGGTAGTGGTGCTGCTGGAACTGCATCATATAGTTCCGCTCAAGGTGTAGGCGCTGTTGGTGGATCATCAGCTTTTGGTGGCGGCGGATATGCTGGTGGCGCTTATAGTAACGTGAATGGTGGTGCAGCTGGAACAAACACTGGCGGCGGTGGAGGTGGTGGTGCTGTTAACAGTCAAGGAGGTTGGGGCGGCGGCGGCGGTGGCGCTGGTGGATATGTTGAAGCATATATATCAACTCCCGCAGCATCTTATTCATATACTGTAGGTGCTGGTGGAGGTGGAGGCGCTAGTGGAGCAACAACTGGCGGCGGTGGTGGTTCTGGTATCATTATAATTAAAGAATATTATTAACTCAAAGGAGAACTAAACAATGGGACATTTTGCAAAAGTAGTAGACGGAAAAGTATCACAGGTGATTGTTGCGGAGCCAGACTTCTTCGACACATTTGTTGATTCATCA